AACGTCTTCATTGGTTTTTCCTCCGTCAGTACCCTAAGAAACCCAGGACCTCGCGCGGCCCCCACTCCGTCGCGTCGTGCCACACCCCGACCGAATGCGCCAGCGGCTCCAGCGCCATCAGGCGTCCGGACTGAAGCTGGCACTCGACGTTGTGCTCAACGAGCGCACGGTGAATGATGTTACGGAACTCGATCCAGGAGCGAGTCTTGGGCTGTGCCAGTCCATCCGACCGCCAGCCTCTAGCCCGCACCGACCGCCGGACCAGATCGAACACAATGAGTTCGTCGATGTAGTCCACCCCCGCACCCAAACTGTCAGCGATGTATTGCGCCACAACCTTGGGGACCTGGCCATAGACCTCAACTACCCATCCGTCCTTAGATGACCTGACCGTATATTCTGCTTTAGTTTCAACCACTTAGATGCTACCTCCAGTTACATAATATACCCAAACAGGAATTATACAAGTGGTCTAGACCAATTATGAATCGAATTTAATGATTGCGCGGCGGCAGATGCGCTTGACAATTAGAAAGGAATGGCAGCAGCGCCGCAATACTCCCCGTTTCCAACCGACTTGGTGCCGATCACAACCGCCGCCAAGCTGTCAGGATGGACCGCCAAGTCCCTCTATCACTGGATTCGCACCAACCAACTCACCGCCTACGGCCGTCCCGGAGCCATCCGCGTCAGCATCTCTGAGGTCTTCAAGCCTCTCGACCCGAAAACGATTAAACCTCGTGGCGGACGCTACAAGCAGAAGTTGATGCGACTCGCAAAAGAGAAGGAACAGGGAGCGCAGACCCCTACCTGTGTCAAAACTGACACGGTTTGTTTAGTTAATGACTCGCCGGTCAGTGACGAGAACACCGTTCAGTCATCAGACAAGCACGCACGATAATACCTCTTATCGTGAGCGCACCACGTCATCAGATGACTTGAGTAGGGCTCCGCGGTCCCCAGCGCCGCGGCTCCAGGCCGGGCCGATCCCCGCGCAAAGCCCGCCCCCCGTGCGGCTTAGGGGGTGGGTGGGGGCACGCCCACCCCGCGCGAGGGGGAGGGGCGGGGTAGAGTCCTAGGGAGTCCCCATTTCCACCTCCCACAAAAATCCAGCCGTTTTTCCCCGTAGGCAGCCCGCCAACCTTGTCCTTGAACTTTCCCTCGGCCGAGAGCCCACCAGCGCAGCCAGCGCGAAGCCAGCAGGCTTTTTCCAGTCCTCCACGAGAAGTCCGGAACCACGCTCCGGACTATTCCCAAAATATTCCCGTTCGAACTGACCCGATGCTTGACCAGTCCGGCGCGTCTTCACGCACGATAATCGCTCGTATAATTCCCAAAATGTAGGGTTTATGTAGGGTTTATGTATAGTGGGTGAAAAAACCCACCGCTGTAAGAGACTGAAAGCAGAACTAGTTATAGAAACGGAATGTAGGGTATGTAGGGTATGTATAGTTTTACAAAGTATATGCGTAGCGAGGGCATTGTATGCAATAGCGCACTATAAGCACTCCCATAATCATGTTGTTTATAGGAGGTTTTCGGGAAAAGTCTACATGGCCCTACATACCCTACATAAAGCCCTTCACTCTAGCGCCACTCTGGACGGCTCGGCGCACTTTTCGGCAGATCTCGCTTGACGCTGCCGCGGGATGGTGCGATAACGGATGCAGAGAGGCGAGTGGTTTAGACCACCATTCGCTGTGTCCCTGTGAGGCTGAGAGACGATGCGCCGTTGGGGAGGTTTCTAGCATGGTTTCCTCCCCAATCACCTTCCAGGGAAGTAACCGGACCGAGTGGTAGCCCGCGACCCATCGGGCAGGACCGGCGAAGTGGGAGTCTTCGGGTAGGAGTCTCACGCCCGGAAGACGCTCTCTGGTGTTGATCACACTGCTTCCTCCGAAGAACCAAGGCCGCCTTCTGATGGGCGGCCTTCTTTTTGGAATGTCACGCCGCTACCTGCCCGCCACCCAGAAAAAGTGGAGATACCGGAAATATGTCAGTATCGGCGACTCCGAGGTGATGTTTTTTAGTGACGGGGTTGAGTGCGGGTGGATTGAGTTCGTTACGGACAGCCGAAAAAAGCAGTACCGGAAGCCGAAAAGGCGGCAGGGTCAGAGTTCGTCCAGCACGGTCCTAAAGGCGGCGGACTGGTATTCAAAAACCGCCTTCAAGTGGGACCAGTGGATACGTGTCCCGTACTTAGAGTTTCTTGGCTCAGTAGCTCAAGCGGAAGAGCACCGGTTTCGTAAACCGGAGCGTGCGGTTTCGACTACCGCCAGAGCCTCCAATCTTGATCGCGTGATCATGGGAGCGACCGCAACCCTTACTCGCCTCATTTTAACACCCTAGAAGATGCACATCCCCTCCTCCAAATTGCCCCAGTACTTCCGCGGGATGACATTCCCGGTCCAGGTGCTCGAGGAAAAGAGCGATCGCGTGGCGTTTTCGCTGTCGCGGGCGGAGTTGGGGGCGCTGGCCGAACGCGGGATGGTGGCGGCGACGGGGACGCATACGAAGGTGCGGAAGGTGCGGCTCACGCGGCCGGCGGAACGGGTGGCTTCGCTGCGGATGAAGTTGGCGGTGTGGCCTATCGCGGAAGACAACATGACCGTGACCGGGCCGGCGAACCGCAAGCGGCATCACCCGGGGCGGACTTCGGCGTACGCGCGGGTGGTCAGCCAGGGAGTTACCTACTCGGCGGAAGATTGCCCGTGGGAGATGCGCGTGGCGGTGGACGGGGCGAGCGTATGAAGGTCATTAATTGGCTAACGGGGCTAGTTCGTTCGTGGTTCTCTGATCCTCCTCCTCCTCCTCCGGCTCCCGTTGAACGCGACATACCGTTCGCGGTTCCGTCGAACTTCTGCTTCTTTGTGGACACTCTTGCCGCCGAGGGGAAGTGGTCCGCGGTGGTGGATGTTTGTATCGAGTTCAGCCCGAATGTGAACCGGTGGTTGGACGCCGTAACTGTCAAAGGGAACCCGGAGCGCGAGAAGGAAGCGCGGGAGATGTTCGCAGCGATCACAAAAGCCTGCGACGTGCGGGAATTGGGAACCGTTCCTGACCACATGGCTCCGTGGTTCATCGCGACCAGGCGGCTGGCGGGGCTGGTTGCGGCATGACCCCTGCCGAACGCGCCGCCCTCCGCAAAGAGCACGATGGTCCGAACGACTGCGGCGCCTACATCGAGTTTCTGGAAGCCGAGGTCATCAAGGCGCGTGGCGCGGTGGTTCACTGCAAGGATTGCCGGTTCTTCCAGGGGCAAGACTGTCAGCATGAGAACGCGCCAGTGATGTACCCGCGGCTTAATTTCGGCTGTGTCTTGGGGGAAAAAAGAGTATGAGACCACTCATGACCGTAAATCAGCGGGCGAAAGCGACGGGCCTGGTAATGGGTCCGAATCACCCGCGCGCTCGCCAGTTCGCCCAACAGCAAGCGCCGTCGCCGAACGCGGAGAATGGCCGGACGAACTACCGCAAGGCTGACGGGGAAGAGTCCTGCGGCAACTGCTCGGCGTACGAGGATAGCGGCCAGATGGGTGAGGGGCAGTGCCGGAAGTACAGCCTTTCCTGCCGCGCGGACCATGTGTGCGACGGCCACATGGAAGGCGGCGGCGGCGAGGGGATGGTGGAAGGCGCAGAAGGCGGAGAAGAATAGCAGTTCCGAAAGGGGGTGATCCAACCTTGGCGAAGAAGATGAAAAAGGGAGGCGGCAAGAAAAAGAAGTGCTAACTACAGCACTGCTCTATGCCGCGCTCACAAGCATCGGAAGACCTTATGTCACCGGGAGTGATTCGAGCCCAGTTATGGGAAGCGTACAACCGGGACAAACCGCTTCCGGGGACTCCGTTTACGGAGTGGTGCCAGGAACAGGCAAAGACCTTTGGCGGCGTCATCAACGCCGCTACCGTCATGTCGTGGATCGCCCACGATGTGCGGGAGTTCGAGCAGCAGGTCTCTGCAAAAAAGGCGACGCTGGCGCAAAAGATCGCCGAACTTACTGGCGCCGGCCTCGTCAAGACACTGACCCGCCTGGGTGAGCTGCTGGACGCGGAGAAAGTACGGCCGGTGGTGGACAAGCAGGGCGTTCCCCAGTTTGACGCTGCCGGCAACATGATGATGATTCGGACGCCGGACAATGCGACGCGCATGGCGGCGGTCCGGATGGGCGTCGAGATCTTCGGAGCGGCGGCGCCTAAGAAAGTGGAAGTCGAGCACGGCATCAGCGAGGAACTCAAGAACCTGACGGAAGCCGATATTCAGGTGAGAATTCTCGAGTGGGCGGCGACGGCGAACCGATTACTTGGCGGAGAGACAACAGCTTTTACAGATCCAGAAGCAGATCGAGGCGGCAGCGCAGGAACTCATGTTCCGGAAAGCGCAAAGGGACGCCTTCTACTGGCTGACGGAACTGACGCTGACGAAGGACGAACAGGACCTCGACGACCCGTACAAACCGTTCCCGAAAAAGGAGTACGTCCGGCTCATGCTCGAACTCATCGAGCGGGAGCCGATTCTGTTCATCGAGAAAAGTCGCACGATGCTGATGTCGTGGACGGTAAGCGGGTGGGCGGCCCACAAGGGCTTCACTAGGCCGGCGACCTGCACGGTCTTTCAGTCCAAAGACGAAGACCGCGCGATTCACGATATCGAGTACGTCAAATGCCTCTGGGAAAACAGTCCGGATTGGTTGAAGGCGCGCTGGCCGCTCGAACGGCCGCTCGACCGTCAGGCGTTGACGGAGCTGAAGGCGGCGAACGGAAGCCGCTGGGTAGCGATTCCCGGAGATCCGGACAAGGTTCGATCGGAGCACCCGACGATCTACGTCCAGGACGAAGCGGCGATCATTCCGCACGGGGAGGAGAGCTACAACGTGGCGAAAGCGGCAAAACCCCTGTGGATTGTGGCGCTGTCGTCGGCCAAGCCGGGGTGGTTTCAGGCAGTGACCGAGGAGGCGAAGCCGGCAGCGTGGCCCGCGTGATCGGCAAAGATTTCGTAACTGGACGGCTTTTTTATGCCTGAAATCAGAATCGACGGGCCGGATGATAACGGCGGACTGGGAAGCACGGGATCGAAACAAAGCTTGAAAACCGTCCTTTTTAGCCCGGTATGCACGTCGCCCGCGATCCTTCGCGAAACGCTGCCGGACTGGTTCGCTCTCCGCGGAGTAGATGAGATCTGGGTCTACGACGACAACAAAGACCCGGAATCGAGCGAGATTCTGAAGAAGGCGAAGGTCAAGATTCTGCCGGCGGAAGACCTTTTGCTATCGTCCCGCGAGAACAGCGAGTACAGCACCGACGAGATTACGCACCGGTGGACAAAAGATTCTGTCAAGCGGGTCACCCAGATCAAGGACTTCGCTATCTATCTTGCGGGCAAGGCAAAAGCGAACCTGTTCCTGATCGACGCTGACGTAGCTCCGCATCCGGATACGGTTGCCAACTTGGCCGAGGAGAGCGGATGCCACCCAAGAGCAACGATCGTCGGGGAGGTGTTCTGGACGCAGTGGGCTCCGGGCCAGCCGTATTTGCCAAATGCGTGGATGACTCATCCCTACAATTTCAACGGTCCGGACTCTCTCATTAATTTAGCGAAGGGATACCCAATCCAGCATGTTGGAGGGATCGGAGCGTGTACATACATCCCCAGAAGTGCCATGGAGAAGGGTCTTGCTTTTAAACCAATTGTTGGGATCCCTGAATCGTGGTGGGAAGACCGAACTTTCTGTATCCGAGCGGCGGCGAAAGGGGTACGGCTCCTCGCCAGCACGACACACCCACCATTCCACATCTACCGCGAGTCGATGATTCCCGAGTGTAAGGACTGGAAGAAGGCTGGCCGGTCCAAGGAATGGTTTCTCAAGAACTGGCTTACTGACCAATGGCGGCAACAGGTAACGGATCTTCTATCGCCCAAGCCGCAGTAGGCCGCGGCGCTCCTCCGTTGGGACCGTCAAGCCCGCTGCCCGGGCTGGGGTTCCGGCGAACGGCGAACGGCATTGCGGTGGCGCGCGTCCACTGGTCCGCGGATCCGGACAAGACGCAGGCCTGGGCGGAGAAGGAGTTCGCCGGCTATACCGATAAGGCGTTCTGGCTCCAGGAAATGGAGATCCAGTACGACGCCCGGGACGGCCAGCGGGTCTATCCAGAGTTCGACACTTCGGTCCATGTGATCACGCGGGAGGAGATGCCGCCGCGGATGACCCGGTACATGGCGATCGACCCTCACCCGCGCACGCCGCACGCGATGTTGTGGGTGGGCATTGATCAGTGGTCGGACTGGTACGTCTATCGGGAACTGTGGCCGTCGATCATCTGCGGGCTGCCGAAAGCGCTCAAGGACACCGACGAGGAGAATTCGTTCACCATCCGGGACTACGCGGAAACGATGGCGGTGCTCGAAGGGAACGAACTGGAGTGGCACAATCCTGAAACCGACCGGGAATACGGCATTTATCGAATGCGCGCGGGCGGGGAAAAGATCGTTTACCGGTTCATGGACCAGGCGGGGAAAGCGTTCCGCGCTACCGGCGAGGGACAACAAGCGGAATCCTACGCCCAGCGGTATGCCCGGTTCGGCGTTCAGTGCCAGGACCCGCTCAAGAAACACGAAGCGGGCGAGGATGCGATTCGGAAGCTCCTGAAGCCCCGCAAGCACGATATCCGGGGAACGTGGCCCAAGCTGCATATCTCGGCGGATTGCCCCGAGTTGATTTTGGAGTTCCAGAAGTATAAGTACAAGTCGATGAAACGGCTGAATGCGGAAAAGGAACTCTACCAGGACGGGGTAGAAGCCCGCTGTCACCTCCTGGACGACCTACGGTATCTCGCGACGGCGGATATCGGTTACATCCCCACGATGGTGAGCTGAGGAACTTATGGAATTTACTCGTTTGATGGATTGCGGCGACGGGTTTCGTCGCGCTGACAACGGTTGCGTGGCGACGGATATTCTCGCCAAGACGGCCGATTACACGATCAAGGCTCTCGACACCGGCAAGATCTTCACCAACCGGGGGGCATCCGGCGCGGTTGCGTTCAACCTGCCTGCCCCCAAGAAAGGCATGTGGGTAGGCTTCCAAAAGGCGGTGAACAACCAGAACATGGTCGTCAACACCGACGTCGCTGCCACGAAGATCCACAACCTGACGCAGGGCGTGACCTTGACGAACAGCACTACCGAGTACGGTTATTGCGAGATCTTCTCCGACGGGACCGCGTGGTTCGTCCGCAACATCCGCGGAACCTGGGCCGTTAGCTAATTATTCATGTCCGACCGTTCCAAAGCGTCCGAAATTCAGGAGCAAAAGAAGTTATCCCGTGACTGGCTCACGGATAACTTCTATCCGCAGTGGGAGCGGGCTTACAAGAACTATAAGCTCGAGCCCGACCCGGAGATTGGTCCCGATGGCAAGGTCGACACCGAGCTGACCTCCATCGGTATGCCGGATACGTGGTCGTTCGCGCGCCGCCAGGTGGCGCGGGTGACGGCGCAGATTCCCAACTTCAAGTTCCGATCGCGGTACGAAGAGGTGGGGAACCTGATCAGCCGGACGCTGATGTACCAGTGGGACCGAGCAGGGATTCAGCGGCTGCAGAAACGCCACGCCCTGCAGGCGACCATCTTCGGGTGGAGCCCGCGCCCGTGGTACTGGCTGGTGGACGAGGGAGTCAGTTCGAAGCGTGTCAACATCCTCGACCCGGAACTGGATCCGGTGTCCCTGGATCAGGTGGCGAGGACGTACGAGGTCGACACCAAGGCGCTCATGGACGCCCAGCAAGGGCCGGTCCTGCGGGCGCAACTGCTGGCGGAGAAGGGCCGCGGCGGGCTGCTGCCGGTCAAGTACACGTACAAGTACTACGAGGGGCCGAAGGCGGACTTCCTGTTCGTGGGCGATTGCTATCCCGAGCCGGACTTCGAGTCGATTCAGACCTCGCAGTGGTTCATTGTGGAGCGACGGCGGGATAAGGCCTTCTTGAAGCGGCTGGTGACGGCATATCCCCAGTTCGCCAAGGGCGTGCAAACGTTGCTTGAGAAGAACCCAAAGGGCAGCGTTCGGTACCACCAAAGCAACGAGACGGATGACTTCCGCCGGCGGCTGGAATCCGCGATCGGCCGGACGCGGAACTTCGACGACTTGAACGAAATCTCGGGCGAGTGGACCATCACGGAGCGCCACATCCCGGGGGACAACCCGAAGTTGGCGCTGGTGGCCGAGGACTCCATCTTCCTCGGCGAGATCGACTACCCGTACGATCTGGCGGGCAAGATCGCCTTCACGGAGTGCGTGCTGATCGACGATCTCCTCTGTGGCATCGGGGACTCGATTCCGCGCGTGATGCGCGGGCTACAGCTTCTCCACGAGAGGCAAGTCTGCCGGCGCGTCGACCTGGTGCACAACATCCTCCGCCCGCTGATCGGGACCAGCAACCGGGAACTCTATGAGGACCCGGGCCTCATCAAGCGCCATGGCGGTTTCCGCATGGTGTGGATGCGTGGGCAGGGTGACCTGTGGGTACAGCCGGAGCAAGCGGCGATGGCGGCCGCGGCGGTCGGTCTCAATGACGAGGCCGGCTTGATGCGGTTGTACCAGATGCTCACCGGCGACACGAACATGAGCATGGCGGCGAACGTGGATCCGCAACAAGGGCGGACCGCGACCGGCGCCCGCATCATGCAGGTCAATCAGGACATCCTGACCAAGGATCTGAACGACTCGATGGCGTATAGTTCGCTCTCCGCGGATGGGGAAATGATGCGCCTGCTCAACCGCGCGGAGCTGAGCGAGCCGATTGAGTTCAACGAAGCGCCGTATAAGAGGATCTACGCCAAGGAGGAAGACTCCTGGAAAGACGCCTGGGTGAAGATTGAGCCGCTGCAGTTCCAGGTAGACGGAGAAATCGTCGCGGAAGTCGGGTCCACGATCGCCGACGACGACGAAACGCGGGTAGCGAAGGCGACCAACCTGTATCAAGCCGCCATGGCGAGCCCGAACCTTTTCAATTTAGAGACAGCACGAGACGAGTTCCTCATCGCCCACGGCAAAGGTCCGGAGATCGCGAAGTGGCGGGCACAACCCCAGCCGCCGGCGCCGGAGATGCGGTCCAGTCTCTCGATCGCGGTGAAATTTGAAAGCCTCTCAGCGGAAGCGCAAGCGGAAGTCCTTGGCAAAGCAGGTATCGCGGCGCCGGACGGGCCGGCGATGCAGCGAGCGCAAAGCGGACTCCCGCTAACACAGACGCAGCCGCCGCAGGAAGGACCGGTGCAATGAGCAATTGGAAAGAACTCCTGGGAATCGGCCGGAAGGAGGCAACTCCACCGCCGCCTACGCCGGGATTCGGACCGCTCACCGCGGAAGAGACTGAGTTTCTGAAGCAGATCGTCAAGAACGATGGGTTCATGGCGGTGCTTCGCAAGGTTATGCACTATGAGGCAGTAGCGCAGGACGCCTACACGCGGTCCCAGTTACTGACCGGCACGCAGGTGGACGCCACCAAGTCCGCCGCGGCCGCGGAAGCGCTGTCGAGCGTTCCGTCTATCCTCATCCAGCACACGAACTTAAAGCCGAGAGGCTAATCCCACCCGGGGACCACCCCGAGGAGAATCAATGCCAGATAACGTCATCAATGACGCGGGTACGACTGTATTCGACGTTGCCAACGATCCCAGTTTCCAAGACTCTGGAGCCAACGACGACCTATTCAACGGTCCGGCCGAAGGGTCAGACTCGCAAGAGGGGTCTGGGGACGACGAAGCAGTAGCCGAAAGCACGGAGACCACTCCGGACAAGGATGAGTTCCTAGAAGACTTTCTCAAAAAGCTCGGGGTCAACAATCCCAATGACCCAAGCGAATTGGCGAAGGTCGACGTCAACAAGCTGCTGAAGCGGCTGTCTGACCAGGACAAGCACATCCGGACGCTAAAGCAGACGCCCGCGGAAAAAGAACCGGACATCGACTGGACCGAGGGGCTTCAACTCCCGAAAGAGGCCAAGGCGGAGGAGGCTACCCCCGAGCCAAAAGCCGCGGAAGCAGCCCTGGACGACATCGGCAAGGGGTGGAAAGCGCCGGTCGATGCGATTCGGGACGAGAATGCAGCCTTTGAGAGCGGAGAGTTCGAGAAGGTTGCAGAGATTCGTCAGGCCGCGCTGATCCGCCATTTCAATGCCATGGTGGGGCCGCACCTGAAGGACCTCACCACCCGATTGGCCCAGTTCGAGCAGAAGTACGGCGACGTCACCGAGCAGACGAAGAAGTCTCTGGAAACTCAACAACGCCAGGAGGATCAAAACTTCGCGTTAGAGAGCGTCAAGAGGGACCAATCCCTCGGTGAAGCGATCGGAGCGCTATTTGCTCCCGCTGCCGAAGGAGAAACGGTGGAGTTCAAGGGGCAGAAGTTCCCCGCCACCCCGTTCAACAAGATCGTCGTCGACAACCCGTGGTTGCTGGATATTCAGGTGCAAGACGAGAATCCGCGCATCGCCGTGCGGAAGACGTATGCCGCCCGGTACCGGGCTGCCGCCAAGATCTACCAGACAGCCAATCAGCAAGACCCCAAGAAAGCGATAAGCCTGGTGAAGGCCGGCCGCGACATGGAACGTCGCCGCCAGGACACCGATCGAGTCCGCCAGTCGCTCAACGCAGGTAAGGGGGCCACGACACAGACCAATAAGCCGCGCAAGGACTATGCGCATGAGGTCATGGACGCGACCTCGGACAGTTTCAACGTACTGAACGACATCTGGTAGCGACCATCGACCTCGCAATGAGGTAGACAAATGGCCCAAATCATTGGGGTCCGCAATACCAATCAGGCAGTCTCCGAAGAGCGCCTGATTCGTGACGTATACCCGGATATCTCTCTGTTAGATCCGGATATCGCTCCGCTCGTGACGCTCACGATGCAACTGAAGGGGCGAAAGGATTCGGTACAGACGCCGCGCCTGGAGTGGTACGAAGACGACTACGCCGCGCGCTGGGCACAGAACAGTTCCTCGGCCGTCGCCAACAACACCAACAGCACCACCATCACCGTCACGGACGGAACCCTATTTGTTGCTGGCGATATGTTCGTGGTTCCCAAGTCCTCGGGGTCCGGAGCGCCGGAACTGATCCGCGTCGTTTCGGTCTCGAGCAATACCCTGACCGTGAAGCGCGACGTGGGCGGCATCGGCGCCGATACCATCCCGGCAAACTGCGCGCTCCGGCTGGCTGGCAAGGCGTTCGAGGAAAACTCCTCGCTGCCGTCCGCCAAGACCACCGCGCCGACCAAGAAGACCTCGTATCTCCAGATCTTCCGGACCGTTACGAACTTCTCGAACACCAACATCGCTACCAAGCAGTACGGCGCCCCGAGCGGCGATCGCGCTCGCGTCCACCGCAAGAAACTGGTGGAGCACAAGGAGCAGATGAACGCGGCGCTCCTGTGGGGACAGGCTTCTGAGTCCCTGACCGGCGGCCCGACCAGCCAACCCATCCGCACCACCCAGGGATTGCGCTCGGTCATCTCCAGCAATATCACCGACGCAGGCGGCACACTCACCCGCAAGACCTTTGAAGGCTTCGCCCGCAACGTGTTCCGTTACGGAAGCTCGAAGAAGATCCTCTTGGCGGCCCCGGTCCTCTGCGGCGCCATCGGCGAATGGGCGACCAGTTTTCTGAACGTCTCCCCGGGAGAAACCCGGTTCGGCGTGAAGATCAACAAGATTGAAACCGCTCACGGCGAGTTCATGCTGGTCCGCGATTGGATGCTCGAAAACGGCATCTCCGGTCAGTCTGGGTTCGGCGGCATGGCGTTCGCCATCGACATGGACCAGATCTTCTACCGCTACCTCGCCGGCAACGGGGAGAACCGCGACACGAAGGTCATGAAAGACGTGGTGAAGGATGGAACCGACGGTAAGCGGGACGAGATCCTGACCGAAGCCGGTTTCATGATCATGCAGGAAAAGCGCCACGGCATGTTGTACAACATCACCGACTACATGGCCTAATCGGCCTCTGTAGCTCAAATCAACGCGGGGGCGGCTCCGGCTGCCCCCTGAACCTATCAGGAGTTCAATGGAAACGAAGGCTTATTATTCCCGCTCAAAGTTCCTCCAGTTCCCCGCGGGGAAGGCATACCGTGCCTTAGAAAACGGTATTTCGGTGGTGATCGATCCGCCCTACGTTCAGTTCCAACCCTACGGTTCGGATGACTGGGGCAGGTTTCTGACCGATGACCCCAAAGTCGTCGAGCATATCGAAGCGCGGCGGAAGAGACAGATCGAAGAAGGATCTTCGCCGGATGTGCTGACGCCGGAAGAATACTCCGCCGCGATCCTCCCGATGGAGATGAAGATGCAGGGGCTTGAAAGCGAGAACGCCCGGCTCTTGCGAATGATCGAAGATCGGAACGCCCTCATCACAAAGCTTGAGTCCGAGGGCAAGTTACGCAAGTAGACGTTTTTGTCCTGACCTACTCGGAGTGGCCGAAAACCGCTCGGCAGGCAGTGCTCAGGATGCTGGCGTACACGGTGCGCCAGGGGCATTCCATCTATGGACCCGTCGAATACGGCAACGCGCTCGTCCACCGCGCCAGGAATGAGGCGCTATCCGCCAATATCTCCCGCGGCAGCGATTTCTGTCTCTTTATCGACGATGACATGGTTCCGGAAGAAACCGCTCTGGAGAAACTCATCCAAAACAATGTGCCCGTGTGTTCAGCCCTCTGCACCACCCGCGTCCCTCCCGTGCGGTTCGCGGCGAGCGTCTGGAGCTCGGAAACCAACGAGTTTGGAGTCTTGGACCGAATCCGGCCCGACAAGCTCGTCAGCGGGCCATTCGCGGTTGGATTCGCGTTCCTCCTGATCCGCAAAGACGCGCTTTCCGCGCTACGGGAGTACTACCTCAGCGCGAAAGACTGGATCGAAGAGAACCGCCGAATGTTTGACCGGCTACGGGTCAAGGCGGAACTCCGGGAGCAGGAACGGAAACGCCGGGAAGAGATTCGGCGGGCGCGGTGGGAAACGGGGAAGCACCTCCGGGTGTTTGACTACCTCGTCGGGGATGACGAGTGGCAGTTGGGCGAGGACGTGGCGGTCAGTAAGCGCCTATTGCGGCTGGGATACGAGATCGCGATCGACCCGCGGGTGAAGGTAGGGCACTTGGGCGAGCACGCCTACGGGCCATGGGACCTCAATGAAGACTTCGCAAATTGAAGACCTCGCATCGAGCGGCAACCTTCCGACGGCCGACTTCAAGCCCGGGATGGTGCTCCGGCGCATGGTTATCCCGGAATTCTTCCTGGACCTGGAAAACCAGATCGGCCGAGTCCACTGGCTCCGCAAGACCTGGACGCAGGCGATCGTCGCGGGGACGGCGCAGTATGATATGCCGACCGACTTTCGGAAGTTTGAGACCATCCGGTTTTTCAAGTCTCCGGGAGGGGTGGAAGACCACGACCTTGAGTACATCGGGGAAGACCCGATTAAGGTGCTCACTGCTCTGGCGACGACGGCCGCGGCGAAGGCGACGGGCTACTGGTTGGAGCGAGGGACCGCGCCGGCGGAGTGGGCCATTCGACTCGGCGCCGTGCCCGACCAGGGCTACACGCTGTATGGGATCTATTACCGAAAGATTCCCTTCGAAGATGAAAGCCTGGATGTCGACCTAGACCCCTATATCCCATCCGACTACCAAGCCGGCCTGGTGAAGGGGCTCCGGCGGGAGATCGCCAAGGACCGGTTTGGCGCCGGGGATAAGCGGTACGCGATGGAAGCCGCCGAGTACCGCGATTGGGTCATGAAACTGGAGCGCACTAAAGAGGCTGGGCAACGTGTCCGGCCTGTTTTTGCTCGATGAGCCAACAGAACAAAACGACTTACCTGCGGACGTTGGGCACGGTCGAGCTGTCCGGAAATGTGCTACGCCGGACGGCTGACTCGGCATCTCTCTGCCATAACTTCCGGGTCATGCCGGGGCGCTGGCTGCGCACCTGGGGTGGGCGAAAAGCGCGTCTGTATCAGGCGTCGGGGGAGTGGCGGCACTTCCATGAATACCGGGATCCGCAATACTCCGGCTGGCCCAACCACGTCGCCCAGCACTATTCGTCTGGACCGACCGTCAAATGGCAATGGCTCAGTCTGAACAACTTCCTCGTCGTCGACATTGAGACGATCGACGGGACCTATGACGGGGGATGGTGCCAGTCCAACCGGGCGGCAATTTGCAACCTCCGGGACCGCATCATCCTATACAACGGCAAGGGAGTCATCAGCGGGTCTGGCAGCGTTCCTCCGTTCTCCATGTACTTCCCGTCGAACGGTCTGCTGATGTATTGCGGGCTGCACGCCTACACGGCAGGATCAAGCGCGCCCCAGTTGGCTTACGCCTTTTCGGGCAGCGTCACGATTACAGCTAAGCGGAAGGTTTACGTTGGCCTCTACAACGCATTCACGGGGCACTTCTCAAATGGAATCTATTGCGGAGAGATTCCGGCCTGCACGAACCGGCGCATTGATATCTCTCTCCTGACGAACATCAAGTACGCCTATCACGACCTGATCGAGAAGGGCTATTTGCAATACGTGGTCTATGTCACCGAGGACGGCGGCGAAGTACCTTACCCGCTGATGGCGGACGCGATCACTCCACTGGCTGTCTCCGTGACCGTGGATTCCATCTCGATCAACACCATTTCGGACATCTACGGTCCGTCGGTCAACTGGATCGACACCACCCGAGAGATGCCCACGGTGAACAATTACCCGCCGCGGCCGATGCGCTGGCTGACGGCCGTGCAGGGGAGACTGTACGGATGCCTGCTCGCCGGCGGGTCTGGCCAAGCAGAAGACTTCACGTACGTTCCGAACATCCGCTTCCTGTCGGGCATCGTGTACTCGGTGATCGCCAGCGACATTACGGACCAGGGCTTCTTGGGCTCTCCGGAAGAGTCCTGGCCGCCGGACAACTTCAGCCCCTCTCCCAATGGCGAGATTCCGCTATGGGGCAGCCCGACGCCAGATGGATTCGCGCTCCTCGTCCAGACCGCTACCCACACCTTCATCGTGGAAGAGGCAGCGGACAAGGTTCACGAGTGGGAGCAGATTTCGCCCATCCACGGGATCTCCCGCGGCGAAACCTGTGTAGACACCTCGTACGGGAAGGTATGGCTGACGCAGCGCAATGAAGTGGTTCTCCTGCCCAAAGGGTCTCGGGAACTGCAGGTGATCAGCGTTCCCTATCAGCCGCTCCTGGCGGGAAAGACGCCGCGGTTTGCAACGTACACCCTGGACCCGTTGAACGCGATTGACCGGGTGGAGTTTTACTTCACCGACGGGACGGGCGTCGTCCACGACTTCACCGCGGGCGGCGGGTACACGATTGACGGCGATTACACTTCCGGCGCCACCCTGACCCAAAGCGGGACGAATAAGACGTTCCACCTCCTCGCCAAGCAGCACATCTACTCCCAGGCGGGGCAGCCAGAAGACGGCCTGGAGCGGGTAGCGAACGAGGACTTCACCGATGCGCTGCATAGGGCGCTGACGGGGATTAGCGGCTCCTGGCAGGGGCAATGGATGCTGTTCGAGGAGTCGCAGCGACGCACAGAGTTACCGTTCCTCTCAGCCATTGGCGATATCGAGAACCTTTCGCTCAAGATTGCCTCGAACTTTGACTTACTCCCCGACGGTTTTCGGGCAGCGGACAAGTCGCCCCATCCACAACTTCCGTCGTCCGTGATCTTCCGGGTGAGCGCACGGTTCCAGAACGCCTTCAAGCTGTGGCTGCAGCTTCAGGGGCGGACGGACTACGCCACGCACCTGACCGCGCTCGACTTCGGCGGCGAGGTAAAGGAGCGGAAGTTCTTAGGGTCCATCCTGGAGGCGGGCATGGATGCCTCGGCAGGTGATCAAAAATGAGCGATCGCCTGGAAAAACGTTCGCTCAACCGGTCCGTCCGGTTCTCGCGGATTCGCCCGCAACCCCCGCGGCAAGTCGCAGTTACTACGACGATGGTCACCTGGAAGCCGCCGGCTGACCTGACCAACATTACCCATTTCCGCATCTATGCCAACGGGAATGCGGACACGAACCTTGCGCGCGAGGTTTCGGTAGGACAAAACGAAGTAGACCTGGTTGCTCAATCCGCCTGGGTGAGCAGTTACAGCCTTACCGGGCAATCGGAGAGCGTTCGCGTCCGCGCGTCCGCCGCCGAGGACCTATCCCAGAACTCTGACACTAATCAGGGGATTATCGCCTACTATGCCTAACTATTCGACCGCCATTAAGCGGAAGAACTGGGAGAAGCATGGGGAAATCCCGTCCGTGAAGGACTTCGGCGCCCTGGGGGACACGAAGGTCCGGACCGACGGAAGCATGACGTCTGGGACAGCCATCTTGACCACCAGCGGGGGAAGCCCCTTCTCGGCGGTAGATGTCGGGAAAACGATCTGTGTGAACGGGGCGGGGGCCAGCGGGCTCCGGCTGGACGGGGCGACGATCGTGGAGGTACTGGCGAACAATCAAATCCGGATCTCGGTGAACGCTTCTACCTCGGTTTCGAACACGAAGTTCACCTTCGGCACGCCGGACCATGCGGCATTCCAGAAAGCCGTCGACAACGCGCCCAACGGGATTCTCCGCTTCCCGCGGCCGTCGCCTGGGTGCTCCTACTGGGTGCGTGCCCGCATCAACGTTACTCAGCCGATCGAGTGCATCGGGAATGAGCCCAAGATTCTTTTTGACTTCCCGCTTTCCGCCAGCACTGCGAACGGGATGGTCTTCTACGTCACGAGCAGCAACGTCTACTTCCGGGGCCTCTGGTTCTCGCAAGACAATCTACCTCCGCTGATGTGTTACACCACGCGGCGGGCGTTCCTGTTCTCGGGCACGTCCCTCGCGCCCTTAGAGAACGTTGGATTTACGGACTGCCGGATCACGGATTTCACGCAGTATTCTTTGACGGATTCATTGACGGACCCCACTCCGCAAACGGTCTTGCCGTTCACGAAGGCATGGGCGATGGGCGGGGAGTTCCAGTGGTGCAATAACGTCTACGTCGAGAACAACCGGCTCAGTAAATCGACGGGGTACCTGTCGTTCTTCGATAGCTGCACTTACGTCGACGTGTGCGGGAACAAGGTCGACAACACCATGACCGCCAGCGTCACGTTCAACGCGGCTTGCTATAACGTCCTGGTCGCGGACAACCGGTTCACGGGGACGGGGTACATCGGCGGGGTGCGCTCCTATTGGGGCGGGGTGATCGACTCGATTTCCCAGCACGCGGCGAACCAAGATCCGAACGCCTACTTTATCGTCCGAAACAATTTCATCAGCGGACGTTTCATGTACGGCGCTGCCATCCGGTTCGGCTCCATCAAAGGGCTGATCGTGACCGGGAACGTCTGCCGGGACCTAAATGGGGTCAGCACATCCAGCACTCCATCTACGTTCAACATCATTCTGCCTTATGCCGCGGCTGGAACGCCGGTCTACTTCGTCGAGGACACTTGGTCTGGCGTGGCGGTCTCCATCCGCGCGACGGTGGATACGGCGAACCTGGCAAAGCGCGGCGTCAGCAACCTGGTCATCTCCGACAACGAGTTCACGCCGGTCCCTGGTTCCAAGATGGGAGTCGGCGTCTACCTGAACAACATCGACCCGACCAGTCCGGCCACGATCCCGACGGGCGGGGATGTGATCATCCGCGGCAACCGGATGCGCGGATCCTCCGATGGATCGTTCTACTGGCAGAACGGAGTGGTGGTCCACGGGAACAACTCCGGGTTCAACGGCGTGGTGATCTCGCAGAACATCATGACCTGTGGGCCCACCCAGTTACTCGCCGGCGCGATCTGCGTGGTGAGCGGCAGCGCGTCGCGGCTTCTCCTGGACTGCACTATCACTGAGAATATCGTCAAGTTCCAGGAGGGATTAGGGACGGCGACGGGAGACGCGGTGGGCATCCAAATCCACCAGTACGCCGACCGGGTGGTGTGCCGGGGTAACTACGTCAAGGAGATGTTCTGGGGCATCCTGTTGAGCGCGGATGCCGGCGAGGACGTCTATGACTTAGACGACAACCGCATCGTCGGGTCAGTCAATCTGGACATCGCCCTTGGCGGGACGAGGCGGCAATACAAGCGCGCGGTTCGCTACTCCGATAGCCACAACGGAGGGGTGAAACTGTTCCCCGGAGAATTCTCCGGGATTGACTCCTCGTACCTTGAGTTAGGCGTGCGGGAGTCAGGGAGTTCCGGTTCAGCGCGCGTGGCTCGGCTTCACAACAACGTCGTACCCGGTTGGATGAGCCTGGTGTGGACAGATGGATCTGGCTTCACGCCGATCAATACGACGGCGATGTTCAAGTTCGATGGGAACTTCCGGCTGATCGCTGCGGAGACCATGGGCTCGGACGTCTCACAGATCCAGTTCTGGGGCAGGCCGACCAGCTTCAATGCGATATCCCGTAACTTCGCAATCCGCAAGTCGTATACCTCTCCCGCTCAGTTAGACGTTACTGCTTCGGACGGTCCGGATACCGATCCCGAGGAAGGGCTGATCATGGTTGGCCTCCGCCGCAACGGGGCGAGCTTCTACCGAGCCGATGCGGCGCCGCAAGCCCGCGTTCACATCGGCGGCAGCCTCGACGGTGCGGCGGAAACCGGCCCGCTGAAACTGGATCCAGGGGTATTGCTCGGCACGCCCGAAGTCGGCACTTTCGAGCACGCTCTGGGGTCTCCGAATAGCAAATTGTTCTTCACCGTACTCCGCGCCGACGGGCTTGCCAAGTACCGGTACGAAATCCCGCTGGGCCCGCAGATGTACACCGCCAACCGCAATCTCCAGACGGATGGGGATGGACTTCTGGTAGCGGGCCAACTCCCCTTGGGAGATCCCAACTTCACCAGCGTTGCGGGGCTGGGGACGCTTCCGCTTCGCTCTGACGGGACCAAGGTAGTCGGCGGGGCGATCAAACTGTACGACGCTTCCGACGTGGATACCCCGTTCGGGTCCGACGATCGCGTGGCCGTATTCATCTCCGGGGCGCTGGCGGCTCCGTACTCTTCGAGCGAGCTGATGAACGTGCTGATCGCGGCTATGGATGGGACCGGCGCCAACACTATCGCGGGCCGAGTTTCCACCACCGTGTTCGAGAACACGAAGCTCGACCAGAAGAACTACACGGTCGCCAACTTCCCGTGGAGCACGGCGACGATTGAGATTCAAAGCCGCCTCGATATCCCCACTTTGGCCGCCGCCGTCCAAGCCGAACTCGATTACAGCGCCATCGCGACCGCTTTGTCCAGTTACTTCGCGGCGCCCGACCACACGCATCCATATGACGACGCTTCCGGCGGGACAGTGACGGTCGACGGAACCGACTACGCCGTGACCGGCGGCGCCGACACGGGCAGAACCACAGGACCTCCAAGCTAATGCTTACCTCCACTGAACAATGCCTCATCAGCGCCCTCCGCAACCTGGACCAGGTCAGCGCGGAACTTGCGGACCTCAAGCAGAAGATAGCGCGACTCGGGGAGCGTCCCGCCGCGGCCGCTCCGGCGGCTAAGAGGGGCCGTCCGCTCCGTGTCGGACGGGTAGATTCCATCGCCAAACCGGCGGCAGAGCCGGAATCCTAGAAAATGAAACTGAAGCTATTGATTGGCGCTCTGCTCTGCGGGGCGGCGTGGGCGCAGTTGCCGCAGGGGGTGGTGCAGGGGCAGCGGACGACATTTTCCCCGACCGCCGACAGCACCACGGCCATCCAGTTCAACAAAGCGGACGGCACCACCAACGTGCTGACGGTGGACACAACGAACTCGCGGTTGGGGATTGGGACGGCGAGTCCGGGAGCACTGCTTGACGTTAATGGGGTCAGTTACTTCCGTTCGACTATCAGCCTGAACAACATCGCGTCGTTCAGCGGAAATGACATTGCATTCCTAAACGGTGGGAAGGTGACAATGGCGGCATCTTCCGTCGGCATCGGACCCTCCAACACCTCTCCCACCGGCACTCTCCACGTCTACGACGCCACGGCGAGTACGGGGGTGACGAAGGTCACGGTGCGCGCGGGCGCGGGGCAGTCAACCACCAACCTGCAAGAGTGGCAGAATAACGCGGGGACAGTACAAGCGTCAATTTCTGCTGGAGGTTCGTACTTTGTTAACGGCGGCGCTTTGTACAATGGCAAAGTTGCTATTGGATATAACACAAGCGCGGAGCTGGTTTCAACATCAGACTCCTCTATCAAATGGGTCAGTACAACTAACCTTACAAATTCTTATGACCTCGGCCTAGCCCGCAACGCCGCTGGGGTGCTCCGCGTAACTGACGGCAGCACTGGCACCGCCATCATCGTCACCAAGTTGCCAACCTCTTGCTCTGGATTGGTTACCGGGACCTTGTACAACAATTCCGGAACTGCCGCATTTTGCCCATAGGCTGCCGCATTTTGCCCATAGGAGGATTTTTATGACTCGACTAATTTGTCTCTTTCTCGTGAGCCTCGCCGCATTCGGCCAGGCGCTCCCATCTTGCACTAGCGATTCCGTCAGCGTGACCGACATGGCGGCGGGCAAGTGCTCCTGCCCTGCGGCGCAACCCGGCGTGCAAACCACGGCCACCTTCGTATGGACAGGTGGGCAAGGACAGTTCACCATCCCCGTCAACGCTAGCGGAGTCTTTAATTGGTTCTCCAGCAAGCAGTGCCACAAGTACGGCATCTTCTGGTCGCTGGACCAAGACGGCAAGCCCGTCCCGGTAGCCAAGCTCCCGCAACCCCAGTGGGCACTCAACATGTTTTCGATGCACTTCCAAGAGTCGCTGATTAAGCCGCTCAACGCGCTCTGCAAAGAGGACGACTCCTGTAAATCAAACCTACCTGACTTAGCGACGGCAGCAGAGCAGAAGAAAGCAGCGGAAGCGGCGGAAGCGGCCAAGGCGGCGCAGGCGGCAGCGGAGGCGCTACAGCCCAAATGAAACACCTAATTTTATTCATTCTCCTGGCGTCGATCGCTTTCGGCGAAGAGAAGCCGCCCACCAAAGAAGTAAAAGGCGAAGCGGCGCTCACCGTCCTCATGCTGCACTACCAGGCGGCTCCGCTTAGGGCGGAACTGGACCGCACGGCTCCGCTTAGGGCGGAACTGGACCGCCTCAACGCGGAGATGAAAGACGCGATCGACGTGGTTTGCAAGAAGTCTAATGCTGGGCCCAATTGCCGCATCGCCACGGCGGACCCAAGGACCCGAACAGTCACTATCACCTGGGATTCTCCCAAAGGAAAGGATACCACCCCCAAATGATGCTTCGCATCCTTGCCGCACTTTCCCTGTTCGCCGTCATGGCGAGCGCAACCGAATACCGTTACGTCATCACCGGGAACGACGGCGACGATCAAGACGAAATCCTGATCGTGGACACCGAGTCCCCCGACTTCCGCGCCCGCGTAGATTGGATCAGCGAGCGGGCCGGCCTGGTCTCGCCGCGGAAGGCGCGGGACTACATGAACCACGCGCCGGCCGTGGCCAATGCGAATCCGCTGCCCGGTACCGACGTTCCCTTGATCTGGGGACAGATGTGCTGGCAGAAGGAAGGCAAGGAGGCATGTGTCGACGTGCAGCGCATCGCCACCGGCGACTACGGACCGATGCACGCGCTGGCGTGGCTGAATCTGTCGTTAGGGCTAGGGAAGGACCAGGACGCAATCTCCCACCTGCGCTATACTCCTCCGAAGCCTCCAGAGGCGGCAAAGGATTGTCAGGCTCCGGGGGCTCCGCTCACCTGCGATGAGATCCGCGCAGGTACATTCTCGACCGCGAACTCCGGCAAGAAGGTGGGCGATACTTGGACGGGGCCGAGCGGCGCGACTTACAAACTCACGAACATCGGAGGATTCTTCTACTACGGGGCGTGGGTGAGGCAGTAATGGACCCCGTTCAGATCACACTCGCCCTGGAGACCGCCAAAGCGGGGTTCGAGTTCGGTACCGAGGTCATGAAGTTCCTCGCCACCGAGCAGGGGCAGAAGGTGGTGGAGAAGTCACTGGCGGACCGCGCCGAATGGGACCAGCGGTGGGCCAAATTCGGGAAGCAAATCGAGGATGCTTTTGCCGCTCTCGGTCACGCCGTCCAGCAGATGGGAGCGGCGAAGTGAGGACGACTCCTCTCTGGGAGCATGGGGTCTTGGCTCTTTGCCTGAGCCTCGCTCTCTCCGCGGCCGCCCTCAGCGTCTCCGCCATCAAATTCCTAGACGTTGCGACGAAAGAGATCGAGGGAACGCACGAAGAGGTCCGCATAGCCGTCCAGAAAAGCTATAAAGACCTGCACAGCGAGGCGGAGGGACTGCGGAAGATCCTGGAGAATCTTCAGTCCGGGGTAAACGCGGAACTCAAGGGAACCCGAGAAGGCGTCTTCAAGATCGCTGACGGCCGGCTCAAGGAAGTGACGCAACCGTTGGGCGAGCAGATTGCCGCCGTAGGCAAGGGCGCGGCGGGCACGCTTCAGGAGTCCCAAGAGGCGATCAAGACCTACCGTCAATTGCCGATCAATCTGGCGGAATCCCCTTTCATGAGAGCGGCGCAGGGCGAGGTTCTCGGGAACTTGAGAAATGCTCGTCTTGGTACCGCCCGACTCGACAGGGCTATGAACCCCATCATCGCCGACGTAAAGCGTGGCGGTGATGCGGCCGCCGACGTGGCGGTGAGCATCCGGGAAATGACGACCAGCGTCACCGCTAGCCTGACCGAGCAGGCGAAGCGGCCGCCCTGGTACGTCCGTTGGTTTCTATGGAGGCGCACGAATGCGAAAACGGCTCAGTGAAGCGAGCTGGAAAACAACTATCGCCGGAGTCGTTGCACTCGCGGCGGTCATCGGCGCCATTCTCGAGCCCGCCCAGGCGGACAAGTTCTTAGCCCTGGCAGGGGCCTCCAGCGCGGCGATTGGAATCTTCGCCAAGGACCACTGAGGATGCGCCGTCGTGCGCAAAGCGATGTCAGCGGGAGGAACCCCATGCCCGCAGAGATAAACGAGGTGCTATCGGTGAACACCCCGCAACCTGGAGAGTCTGGGTACGCGCTCCTGGCGCGAATCGACGAGCGGACCAAGAACATTGAAAAGTCCTTCGATGACCTGAAAAAGGAAATCAAGGACCGGATTGACGGACAAGACAAGCGAATCGACGAACTAGCCAAGCGATTCGGAGCAAGACTAGACCGAATCGAGAGACAGGAGGCATACCAGTCTGGAAAACAGGTGGGCATTGCCTTCGCGGTAACCACAGCGGCTTCCGCAATGAAGTGGGCCTATGACGTATGGATGGCTCACAAGTAACGAGGTAACCAACTATGTCCTTTTGGGGGATGTCCCAAACGGGTAAAGACGCGCAGGGAAAACTAGCGGAGATTCCGAACTGGCAATGGCAGCAGGCGAAGGACTGGTGGGATACCAGCAAGGCCAAGCTCCCGGTCGCTGACTACCTCCAGAACCAGTACATCGACCGGCTGACGAACGCCTATAACGAAGGGTTCGGCTCGCCCGAGGACATCCGTGGCATCGGACGGTCCATCATGCCGGGAGTGGACGAAATGATGGCAAACCGGCGCGCCCGGGATGCCAACGTTCGCGCGTCTGCCAGCAATATCCCCGGCGCCTCGGCGGTGGTCGACCAGTTGAACGGCATCACCGACGCCTCCGGCCGCAACGTGACCGATACGGCGGACATGAACCGCGGGCAGATCAATGACACCTCCGGGCGCATGGCCGCACGGGGGGACTCCACCAGCCGGCAAGTCGTCGGCAACATTGGGGACACTTACGACGCCGCGGCCAATAACTCCCTGGATACTTTCGGCAATATGCGGAAGGGAGCGTCCGGGGTCTATGGGCAAATTGGCAGTGACATCCAGGGCACGTACGGCGATCTCGCCGGCAAGACCGGATCCACCTTCGACCAGACGGACAAGCTCATTGACCGGCTGAACCCGAACGGCTCGCTTCGCGGGGCCACGACCGCCCGCGCATTTGCTCCGGAATTAGCCGCTACCGCCGCTCGCTTGCGGCGCGCTGGTGTGGACACCGGGTCGCTCGAAGGGAATACGGCCATGCAACGGGTAGAGAACGCCCGCGCCCGCGCCATGGATGACAATTACGCCGACGCCAACACGCAGTTCGTCGGAGCCAAGTCCGCGAATCTGCGAGACCGGCTCGCCGCCGATACCAACCTGGCGCAAAGCAGGCTGACAGCATCGAACGCAGCCAAACAAGCTGGCCTGAACACCGACCTCAGTCTGGGCCAGAACAGCGAGGCGGCCCAGCGCGGGATGACACTGAACAAGGGCAAGGACTTCCGGGACGAACTGATCCGCGGCAGCGCCGAACAGCAGGCGATTGATAGAGCCCGCCTGGGAGACACGATAGACGTTAACAACCGGGAAGCCGCCGGGACCGCGGACTACCTGAACCAGCGCCGGTCTGATGTTGGCGCCGGACGCCAACTCGCGATCGACGATATGAGCATCCAGCGGGGGCTCAATCAGGACGACAACGCCACCGACCTCACCGGGACGCAACTGAGCCAAGCGCAGTACGACCAGGGCGTCCAGCAGCGAGCCCGCGAAATGCAGGCGAAGAATGCGGCCGCCGCGGCCGCCGGCCAAGTGGGCAACAACGTCTGGGGACAGGCCACGCAAGCGAGTCAGATGGGCGGCAACTACGCCGGAGCCGCGCAGCGTGGGTACGACGACGTCTATCAGCGGGAAGCCGCGAATGCAGGGTGGGGGACGAAGCTCCTTGGCGGGCTGGCTCTCGGCGCCGCGGGCATGATTCCCGGAGTCGGACCTATCATCCAGGGCGCGGGGCGCGGTCTGGGGATTGGGAGCGGCGGAACAGGAGGCGGAGGCGGAGGCGGATGGGGAAATATCTTCAAGACCTCACAGACGTGGAAAAACCCGTACGGCGATGGCTTTGGAGGTGGAGGGTAAAACATGGCGTTCGGACAACTGCTCATTGATCCGCGGTTCGTTCTGCAGAACCAGCAAGCCCAGATCGGGGGATTCGCCCCTCCGCCCTTGCTTCCTAGCCTCATCGGTAGCTTCGACCCCGGCGAAGTAGGGTACGGAGCGCAGCAGGCTCAATCCGCGCCCGAGGACTGGGAACCGCAGGCGGCAGCGCCCGAAGCCATGCCGCACTCTGGCGACATCCAGATCGACACCGTTGCTCCCCCGCCCACTCGCTCTCGCTCGAAGACGGGCTCCAAGCGCGATTGGCGCACTGGCGTAGGGGACATGATTGATGCGGCGGTCTCGGCGGTCGCGACGCCGAACATTGCCGGCGGCGGCGCCACTGATATCGCCCGCGGCATGATGTCAGCGCGCGGCACGATGCAGCAGAACCGAGCGCTCCGCCAACAGCAGATCGACCGGCAGATTGAGCAGCAACGGCGGCAGGAACTCGCGGACGCCGAGATGCTTCTTCGCCAGAAGCAAATGCAGGCGGCGATGCCGCGCCCCGAGGAGATGGTGGAGATTGACGCCGACCTCGCGCGCCGTGCGGGGGTAGCCGTCCCACTGGGGCAAACGACCGTCAAATTGCCGAAGGCGATCGCCCAGCCGATTGTCAGTTACAACCGGCCCAAGGGAAACAAGGGAGCCGGGGCAGACAAGCCGACGGAGCCCGAAATCGTTGCTTCGCGCGTGCAGATTGCGACGACCTTGGGGCTCAAGCCGGGAACGGAAGAGTTCAATACCTACACGCTCACAGGCAAACTGCCGACGCGACCAGCGCAAGCGCCCAAGCCCACCGAAGAGCAGGTCCGCACCGAAAGGGCTAGAGCCGCGCTCCAGTTAGGGCTGAAGGAAGGAACCCGCGACTTTCAGGAGTATGTGCTTACCGGCAAACTCCCGAAGCCGGAGAAGCCGCCCGCCGGCCAAGGTACCCAACAGGCCCGCCTCGCCCTCGAGACGCGGAAGTACGAGGAAGGGAAACAGGACAAGCAGAACGAGCGGCGGGAGAAGGAACTCCTCCAACTGGACGCCGAAGAGAACGGATCCGGTAAGGCGGAAGGTCTCCACTCCATTCGAATGCGAATCGGCGAGGAACTCAAAACAAAGCCGCCCACCCCTGAACTGATCGCGCAGTACAACTCCGCGAATGCCCGTCTCCGCGCCGTCTATAAGCGAAAGCTCGACCTTGGCGCCATCTCTCCGCAGCAATACCAGCAGTACACCAGCCAACTGAAGGACATCGGCGGGGCAGCCCCCGCACAACCTGCGCCCGCCCCCGCGCAGCCCGCTGTCTACGGAACCTACGTCCCTGGGAAAGGAGTAGTCACTTCCGCCAAATAGTGCAAAAAATATTCCAAAAAATATTCCTATACAAATCATGAACTTACATCAAAAAGACCCGTCTTTTTGACCTGCCCCCCTACCTAAAGTGCCCAAAAACATCGCTATCCCTGGTCTTCCGGGACCGGTCGCATTCCCGGACGACATGGACGACGCTGCCATCTCGGCGGCGATCGAGAACGAGATACTGCCGCAGATCAAGGCACAGAGCGGGCAGGCGATGGACCGCGCCATACGCCCCACGCCCGGTCCCTCCCTGCCCACGCCTCCGCTGAAGCAGGCTACCCCGTTCTACCAGCGTCCCGTTCCCTTACCTGGGACCTACGACCCGCAGACCGGCAAAGCGCTCCCCATTCCGGACGTCCCGATGCCGGTACCGAACGTGGAGTACCAGCCCGGTCTTCCTTCGCCTGCTATTCCGATCTCCGAGCAGTACTCGCCCGAGGAACTAGCCCGTATCCCGGATCTCCTGATGCGGGCTGGGAACCAGGGCGTCATGAGCACAATCGGCGGAATGGGCACGTCCGCCGAAGCGCTCGGCCAGATGATGAAGCAGCCGAAGAACCTCGGCCTCATCCTTGGGGAGAATCGGGAGGCGGGCCCGTTGGACATGGCGGTAGGTGATGCCATGCAGTCCGTCGGCAGCGGCATCAAGGAGTTCGCCGACCGCGGGACAGCCGACATGCCGCCGGGGTTCAGCTATGCCGGCGCGTCCTGGCTCAAGGACCCGAACCTACTTCTTGATCCGAAGTACATGACCTACCAAGCCGGTCAGGCTGGCGGGTCCATGCTGTCCTTCCTGATGCCGACATTGAGCGTCCTCGGCAAGACCAAGTGGGCTACCGGAGCGAGTAGCGTGCTTGAGTCAATGACGAACGCGGCCGAGACCTACGACAACGCGATTAAGAAAGGCGCCACCCCTGACCAAGCGGCGCAACTGTTTGCCACTAACCTCATCGCGGACGTCCCATTCACGTACATCACGAACAAGCTCGGGGTATTCAACGAGGAAATAAAGAACCCGCTCCTCCGAGCCGCCACTGGCACGGCCCTGGAAACTCTCCAGGAGCCGGGGCAGGGCGGCATCCAGCGCGCCACCATGCGCGCGATCGACCCGAATCAGTCCATCACTGAGGGAATGGACGTGGAGGCACTGGGCGGTCTTCTGGGCGGCCCCGTTGGGTCCGTCCTCGCCACTGGTACCGAGCAGGGACATGAGCCGCCGCCCGCACCGCCACCCGCACGGCAGGAGTGGAAACGCGGACCGCAGCAAGCCGACGCAGGGCTCGCCCAGCCCGGGCAACCGACGATACAGGAGATTGCGCGCCGGCGGGCGGAAGCACGCCAGCAGTTCGAGCAGCAGAACCCGGCACCCCCAACGCCCAAGGAATCAATCGCTTCCGAGCCCATTCAGCCTCTGGCCCCGGCGCCCGTTTTGCAAGAGCCGGTTATAAAATCACAGGAAATTGCAGAACCACAGCCCGTTCCGGAGCCTGTTCCTCCGCCGCAACCTCAACCATTACCTGAACCCCCACCTCAAGAAGAACTTCAACCCCCGCCACCGCCAGAACCTCAACCAACACTTCAACCCGAGCCGGAGACGATTCCGCCTCCTGTAGAGACGAAAGCGCCCCAGCCTGAAACGGAACCGCCTCCCGCAGAAACGAAAAAGCCCCAAGCTGAAACGGCAGCCACGCCCGAGCGCCGCCTGATCAACCGGGTGAAACAGGCGCTCCAGAGCAACGAGGATATCTCCCGCAGCTTCCAGAAGCTCGCTGATGAAGCCTACGGCGGCAGCCGCGCCGAGGGCAAGTATCAGATGAAGCAGGCGTACGACGCCGCCGAAGCAGCCGTCAACGAGCACTTGGCCGAGACGCCCGGTCTCTTGGACTCGGAAGAATCCCTCGGTAAGCTCCGGTCTCTCCTCACTAAGCTACCTACGCAGTCCGTTCGCTCTAGCCAACAGGAGCAACTCCAGCAGTTCTCGACGCCGCCTACGCTCTCCTGGCTGACCGACAAAGTAGCGGCTCCGCAGAAGGATGACGTGGTGATGGAGCCTTCCGCGGGGACAGGCAGCCTGACAGCGATGCTTCGCCCAATGGTCAAGGAAGTCTGGGTCAATGAGATCGACCCGGGCCGCCGCGCGCTCCTCAAAGAGCAGGGCTACGAACACATCACCGACGCTGACGCCGAGCACCTGGACGGCACCCTGGACGCCAAGGGTGTCCATGTCCGCCCCTCGCTAATCGTGATGAATCCGCCGTTCTCCGCAACGGGAGGGCGCGTCAAGAACAACAAGAACAAGTTCGGCTATGCTCATGTCCGGCAAGCGCTTCAGCGACTCGCCCCGGGCGGCCGACTCGTCGCTATCCTCGGCGAAGGCTCCACCCTGACAGCGCCGACGGCCCGCTCCTTCTGGATGGAGGTCAAGAAAACCGCTAACCTCCGCGCCAACGTGGGTATCTCCGGGAAGGAGTACGCTAAGTATGGGACCACTTTCGGCAACCGGCTTATCGTCATTGATAAGAACGGACCCACGACCGAGGAGCCCGTACAGGAAAACTTCGACACGATCGAGGAGGCCTGGAATGCACTCAGGAACATCGCAGCAGACCGCGGCGCCCGACCAGGAAACCTGGATCAAGCGCCTCAACCCGCAGACCGCGGACCAGATCTGGGAAGACCTGAAGGACCGGTTTCTCCAAATCCAGGAGAGCAAGGGCAGCAAGTTCGTCCAGGAGGTTCTGGACGGGATGATCTTCCCGCAGGCGGACGATCCGAGGGCGGAATCGGTGTTCGGACAGGTCCTGGACGTGGGCCCGAAAACCGCACTCCTTCGCCTGCACCAGTACAACCCGAACTTCAACCTGAAGGACCTCGACAAGAACAGCGACCTTCGGACGATCGAAGCGGTGTTCGGAGTGATGGCCCCGAGCCACGAAGAGTAGACCTCCCACAGAAGCCCGTCTCCGAAGGCGAGATCGACGCCCGCACGGCTGAGATCGCCCGCCAGCGCGCCGCAGACGCCCGTAAGCGCCTGCTCGAGCGCCGCAACAAGAAAGACGAATCCTCTGGACCAGTCGCCGGAATGGGCAATGTTGCCGAAGACGACTGGATCAAAGAGGGCTGGGATGATCTAGCGGATGTAGGCGCTGGATACTTCGCCGACGGGATGGCGCCGAAAGAGTGGCGGGCCCGTATGGTGGAAGAGTTCGGCGACGAGATCAAGCCCCACCTGATGGACCTTATGGATACCGCCATTGAGCGGTTCCAAGCTATTAGGGCGGAAGCGCGGAAGCAATTCCAGCAGCAACCGCCCGCTCCCCCAACGACTCCTCCTGGACCGGAACCCACTCCCCAGCCGGCGCCCAAACCAAGGGCTGACACCCAGGAAGCGCCGCCTACAGAGTCCGAGCAGGAAGAGGAAGGGGGAAGTTTCGTCCGGTACCAACCCACGATCGAAGGCGCTCCGCACCCGAGCCCACTCGTGGAAACGCGAGTCATGGCTTCGGTAGAGCCGCCTTCGATCACGTACCGGCCGAAGCTGCCGGAAACAACCGTCGACGAGGGACGCGTCTCCGCAGCCCAGCTTGAGGCGATAGCGCGTGCGGGCATGATGCACCAGCAGTTCGACGGAGAGGGACGTCGACAAGCGGCGCTGGTCGGGGACGGCACCGGTGTCGGCAAGGGCCGGGAGATGGCCGGAATTATCTTCGACAACTTTCTTCAGGGCCGGAAAAGGGCGGTTTGGGTATCCGCTGCGGCGGATCTGATGGGTGACGCCAAACGCGACTTCGCCGGTATCGGGGCTGTTGCCCTACTCGATAAACTTCGCCGTCTCAATGACTGGGCGGCTGCGGACGCGATCGACATGGCCGAAGGCGTCATCTTTACGACTTATGACACCTTGCGGTCGGGGCAGTCCAAGCAGGGCGGAAAAACAAGATTACAGCAACTCATCGACTGGGGCGGTCAGGATTTAGTCATCGTCTTTGACGAGGTCCATAAAGCCAAAAACGCGATCGCGTCGATTACTGGAGAGGATGGCACACTTTCCGGCCGATCCGTCGCGGAGATACAGGAGAAGCTCCCCAAGGCGTACGTGACCTACGCCTCAGCCACCTTCGCGTCCGAACCGCGTCACCTCTCCGCACTCGAACGGCTCGGATTGTGGGGGAAGGGAACCGCATTTCAGGACTTCGGCGCATTCATGACGGAGATCGGCCGCGGGAAGGTGGCCGCGCTCGAACTAATCGCCCGTGAACTCAAGGCGATGGGCGCTTACCTTTCCCGCTCTATCTCCTACAAGGGCGTCACTTACGACGAGGTTACTCACCAACTTACTCCCGAGCAGCGCAAGACGTACCAGACCGCGGCGGAAGCATGGCAGACCGTGATGTCCGCCATGTGGGACCAACTTGAGAAGAACGGGGCGGGACGTACCGGACGTGCCCGTGCCGCAGTGGAGCAGCGCTTCTGGAGCGACCATCAACGATTCTTCCGCAACATGCTGACGGCCATGAAACTGCCAACCGTCATCCAATTAACGGAGAAGGCGCTGGAGGATGGAAAATCCGTTGTGATCTCGCTGATTGGTACCGGAGACGCGCAGGCAAAACGCCAGATGGACAAACCGGGCAGCGGGGAGGGTGAAGGTAAGGGTGAAGGGATCGACTTCTCGCCGCGGGAAATCCTTCTCAACCTGATTGATAGTCATTATCCGGTGGAGATGTGGGAGGAGTACACCGACGACAGTGGAAAGACCCACCGCCGGAAGGTCATCCGGGACGGCAAGCCGGTCATTAACCCGGAGGCGGAACGCGCCAAGAAAGCGCTGAAGGAAAAGCTGAAGTCGGAACTCGCCCTACCTGACGCGCCCTTGCAAGCGATCGTCAACCACTTCGGCCGACAGAGCGTTGCGGAATTGACTGGTAGGGTGGACGAGCCCCAGGTGAACGATCAGGGCAAGCTTGTCAAGGCCAGCCGCGCTCCCGAAGGCGTACCGAAGGACGCCATCAACGAGTACGAGATGGACCAGTTCCAGAGCGGCAAGAAGCGGGTGGCGGTCATCAGTAAGGCCGCCGGTACTGGTATCTCACTGCACGCGGAGTTGAGAGCAAAGAACCAACAGCCGCGGTTCCACATCGTCATGGAACTCTCCTGGTCCGCGGATGACCAGATGCAGAGCTTCGGACGCACCCACCGGTCGAACCAGAAGCAGCCGCCGGAATACGTCATCGTTTCGAGCGATATCGGCGGCGAGAAGAGATTCTCTTCGACGATCGCAAAACGCCTAGATGCGCTGGGAGCGCTGACGAAGGGCCAGCGCGGTACCGCCGGCGCCGCGGTCCTCGCCAAGTACAACTTTGAGACGGAGCAAGGGGCGGAGGCTGCCAAACAGTTTTATACGGCGCTTTATAACGGCGAAGTCGAGTTTGAGCACAACGATCCCCACGACGTGCTTCTCAAGATGGGTGTCACCGAACAGAACGACGACGAAACGCTGAAGCCCATCCCGAAGGACACGCAGGAAAACGTTACCCGCCTCCTGAACCGCATCCTCAACCTCGCCCCCGACGAACAGAACGAGGTCTACGACTACTTCACCCGCGTCTTTGAGACCGCCGTCGATCGCGCGATGCAGGCCGGCACGCTGGACACCGGCGTCCAGGAGGTAAAGGGCGATCGCGTTGTCCTGGCTGACCAGCGAGCCATCGCCAGCAACCCCAAGACCGGGGCAAAAACCTACCGCTACCGCCTCGAGGTGGACCGGAAGAACAAGCCGATGTCCGTCGACGACGCGAAGGCGGCCATCCAGCGCGGCAATGCCCAGACGTTAGTCGACCGAAACAACGGACAAATTATCCTCGCTCGCAAGACGGACGTCACCACGACCGACCAGCGGACCGGCGTCGTCGATCGCATCTTCATCATTGCCCGCCCCGAGCACTACGACCCACAGGACAAGGTGGAGTTCATGACGGGGGCGGAATTGGGCGCTCAGTATGTCCGGACGGGCGGCGAGGAGGAAGCGGCTTGGCATAAGGCGGTGGCGGAGGAAGAGGAAGCGGAAACTGCCCACGGTACGGCCAAGCAGCGGCTAGCGGATTACAAGAAAGATAAGAGCCTCCCGCGGTACCTCATCGACGATGCCGAGCGTCAAGTGGAGGTCTGGAAGAGTCGCCTGGATGCGGTCCGTGAAAAGAAGATCTCCAACCGAGAGAAGTTCCACGCCATCCAGAACACGGAGCGGTGGGAGAAGTGGGAGAAGCAGGCGAAAGACGCCGGACCGAAGCGGACCGACACCATCCACATGATTGGCGGGTCCGTGCTCCACGTCTGGAACCAACTGAATCCGACGGGCGGACGTCTCGATATCCGGATGGCCTATCCAGAGGGGAAGCCCTCCGTCGTCGGTCTCGTGATGGCGGAGCGGCAGGCCAACTGGATCGAGAAAAGCCTGACCGGAACCGCTCCGGCCATGAACGCCGTCGATGTCTTTAATGCCGTCATGGAGGGGAATGAAAACATCCCCCTGGCGCAAGGAATGCGGATCCAGCGATCGAGCATTAATCGGAAACCGGTCCTCCGCTTCCTGACCCAGAACGAACGCATCATGCGAACGCTTCGTGATCTGGGCGTAATCCATGAGCGCATCGGGTGGGAGCACTTCTTCTACCTCCCCAACAACCTCGACCAGGCCGCGCCGATACTGGGGCAAATTTTGCAACAGTTCCCCGTACAGGAAGACGACTCTTCCTCCGGCGGTACGGCGTCCTATGCTCCGCAACGCAACACTCCGACCGCGGGCGGATCCTCGACCGCGACGCAGAGCGCCATGATTCAGCGCCGAAGCGAGGCGGTGAAGGGGCTCTCCGAGCTATTCGGTATCCCGATCAGGAAGGGCCGCTTCCGCGAGCGCGCCGCCGGCATCTACAAGGTCAAGCCGGAAGTAATTCGCCTCAAGGAAGCGCTGGACCTTCCCGTGCTCGCCCACGAAGTGGGCCACCACATCCACAAGTTCCTGTGGGGAACACGGAATGATGGGCTGGATAACCGCCCGCTCCGCCAGTGGGCCAGTGAACTCCGTCCACTCGACTACGACCAGAAAAAGCGCCGCCTCCATGAAGGGTTCGCCGAGTTCCTCCGTTATTGGATGACGGACCCCAAGCAGGCGCAGGCGAAGGCGCCGCAGTTTTACGCCTTCTTTGAGAAGACGCTGGCTTCTCATCCGGACCTGAAGGCAGGGCTGGAACTGGGACGCGATCGCATCATGAAGTGGATGGCCCAGCCATCCGCGGCGCGGGTTCTCGGGTCCATTTCGCGAGAGAAGAACGAACGGCGCCCCTTCTGGTATTACCGTACCTTCGACGAATTCTATTCGGACTTTGTAGACCGCCGTACGGCTCTTAGGACGGCCGTCGACGACATGATGAAACGCGGACCGAAGGTCTCGACGGAGAAGAACGCCGCGGATCTCGCGCAACTCATGTCGGGCTGGTGGGGCAAGCCCACGGAGTTCCTCTACAACAAGACGTTTAACTTCAAGGATCTGTCCGACCGCGGCATGTCGCTTCGGGACATCCTCCACCCGGTAGCCCGCACGGGCATCACCCTCGGCGACACGGGCCGGCTGATTCTTCAGGACCAGGGCACAAAGGACTTCGAGGATGGCCTGAATGATCTGCGGATCTATCTCGTTGCCCAGCGTGTCTTAGAGAAGACCGGGCAGCAGGGCATTGAGACCGGCATCAGCGTCGACGACGCCCGGAATGCGCTGATGGAGCTGGACAAGTACCCAGAGCGGATGAAGGACCTCCGCGTCGCCGCGGCTCGACTCTGGCGCTACCAGAATGACCTGGTGCAATATCTGGTCGACGCCCGGATGCTCAACGCCGACCAGGCGAACCGGATGCGCGCGCTGAACCGCTCCTATGTTCCGTTCTATCGCGCGATCGAGGGGAACAACTCTTCTTCGAAGGCTGGATCCGGCCAGCTCGCCAACGTGGCGGACCCGGTGAAAAAGATGACCGGCAGCACCCGGGAAATCATTGACCCGCTCGAATCCATCATCAAGAATACGTACGCCCTGATCTCCGCGGCAGAGCGCAACCACGTAGCGCTGACGCTGGCGGAGCAGGCGGAGATGACGGACGGGGCAGGAAAATGGATGGAATTAGTTCCGCCCGACAAGTACCCCACTCGATTCAAGTTGGAAGAAATCGCCTCCACCCTGAAAAAGGCAGGCATGGACCTCAGCAAAGTCGACCTTGAGACAGTGGCAACGATCTGGCGGCCTCGGGTAGACAAGGATCGCAGCGAAAATATCCTAACCGTCGTTAAAGACGGTCAGCGGATGCTCTACGAGGTATCTCCCGAGTTGTATGAAGCGCTGGACCCCATGGACCGCGCCTCGGCGAATATCCTCATCCGCATCGGCCGGTTCTTTGCGCGGCCGCTCCGCGCGGGCGCAACGCAACTTTCTCCAGACTTCGTGATCTCCAACCCGACGCGCGACGCCTGGACCGCGTTCATGCAGTCCGAGGTGGGCTTCGTCCCGCTCATCGACACCATCCGCGGGGCGTATCACCGCATCAAGGAAACGAAGGAGTTCCACGAGTGGCGGCGGGCAGGCGGTGAGCACTCGGCGCTGATCTCGCTCGACCGGACGAACCTGCAAAAGAAGTTGACGGACGTGCTCGACGCGAAGGGTAAATCCTACTACGCCAAGCACCCAGCCGAGGCCGCGTGGTGGATCACCAAAGCCTTGTTGACATCTCCTCTGAATACGGTGGGAGCCGCCTCGGAGGCAATGGAAGCAGCGAGCCGACTCGGCGAATACGTCAAGGTGCGGAAGGGGGCGTCCGCTCGCCAATCTGCCCTCTCAAGCCGCAATGTCACCGACGACTTCGCCCGCGCCGGCCGGATTGGGCAGGTGGTCAATCAGGTAATTCCGTTCTTCAACGCCAACCTCCAGGGCCTTGACCGGTTTGTGCGCCTACATCAGTCTCGGCACCTGCAGCGGACCATCCAGCGGGGCGTTCTCTTCATCACGCTCCCGTCGCTTCTCCTTTGGTGGATGAACAAGGACGATCCCGACTACCAGGAGATGCCGAACTACATCAAGGACTTCTTCTGGCTGGTCCCGACGAAGTGGTCTCCCTGGCTGCATGCAAAGACGCCCTTTATCCCCATCCCGAAGCCGTTCCTATGGGGGCAGGTATACGGAACCCTCTGGGAGCGCGGAATGGACGCGGCATACCGGAAGAACCCAAAAGCGTTCGAGGGCTGGGGTAAATCGCTTGGCGACGTGTCCCTGCCGAGCTTTGTCCCACCGGTGATGTCTGTCCCGCTGGCAGTCACCGCCAATTACGACTTCTTCACCGAGCAACCGATCGACCCAGACTCTGGCGGTGGGAAGAAAGACTCCTCCACTTACAACGTCAAGCCCGGGACATCCCGCTTTTCCCGGGAATTGGCCATCATGGCCAAGCGCTTGGGCTGGACGGTCTCTCCGAACAAGATAGATTACACCATCTTCGGCTTCACCGGCGGTCTCGGGAAATCCACCGTCCGGGTGGTCGACTGGTTCCTTCCTAGCCAAGTGCCAGAGCCCTCTCCGCGGCTGGCCGATATCCCTGTTGTTCGCAAGTTCACAGTACCGAACCCGCCGACCTACCCCAAGTCGATGCGGCAGATGTACGACGAGCAGAAAGAACTGAACGCGCGGAAGGCGGACGCCAAGCAGCCGAGAGAGCCCGCCTTTACCAGCGAAGAAGCGCAGCGCCTGCAGCGGATGAACTCCTACGCCAAGCGGGTAGCGGCATTCCGCCGGCAGCTTCGCGAGGTGCAGCAGTCTCCCACCCTGTCGCCCGCTGAGAAGCGATCGCAGATCGACGCGCTGCAGAAGCAGATGAATTCCACGGCCCGAGAAGCCGTAGCCCCCTAAAGAGGTCCCCATGAAAATCCTGATTCTTGGGCTGCTCGCCATCGCGGCGCACGCAGTCGAATACACCATTGTCAGCGACGTTACGGGCACATCGAACGTCGTCACCATCCAACAAGACCCGAACGCTACGCCCAAGGTGGTGGCGGGAGTGGAGGCCGGCGTTGCGGTCGACGGAGCCTGTACGGTTACGATCGAACGGAGTGGGACGGCGGCCACGGCAACGGCGGGCACGCTGAACCCCGTGGTCTCCACTTCGTCCACGGCCGCGGTGAAGGTGTACACCGGCTCCGACGTGGGGACGGGAACGGTGCTTTCCAAAATAAAGCTGACCTCGGCCGGGTTCGCCCGGTTCCCCCTGTCCTCGATTCGGCTGGCTGCGATCAAGGACGCAACGCAGAACTTTACCGTGCGCGTCGCCTGCGCATCCAGCCAGAACAGCATCATCAACCTCAAGGTGGACGAACTGAAGTGACCCTCAAGCACATTGCCATAGCCGCTTTCTTGTCGGCGGCCCTCTCCCAGGCGGACCAGCAGCCCGCCGCGCCGGATACGCCGCCCGCGATTGTTTCCAAGCCGCTCACTCCGTCCCAGGCGGACGCGCTCAAGATCTATCTGCTTCAGGTGAAGAACCGGAACCTCGAGATTCAATTCCTCAGCGCGGAGATCGCGGCGCTGGGACGAGATCAGCGAGATCGCGTGGCGGCGTGGTGTAAGGAGGCTGGCGGTAAGGATTGCGCGATCGACTTAGCGCGAGGTGCTTTGACGTGGCCCGAATCCAAGTAATTGCCTTTCTATTTCCCGCGCTACTGGCGGCGCAGCCCTCGCTGACGACGATCAGTGAAACTCTCTTCGCCCCGGACGGAAGCCGTTACAACGGGGCCGTCTACACGGAGTTGGCGGCAAAGTGCACTGCTCCTCCGGGATCGAACTATATCGGCGCTGGCAAGGGAAAGATCCTCGTCAATAACGGCGTCCTGGCGACACAGTTGGTGCCTAACACCAGTTGCACGCCGGTGACGAAATACAAGGTGAAGTATGACCTTGTGACAAAGACCGGGCTTTCTCTGCGGTATGACACTTACTGGACGGTGGGAGTCTCGGCGAATCCGGTAACGGTGAGTTTCATCGAAACCGGCGATGCTCCGCCCGCGCCGGAGACCACCCTGAACGCTTCGTTACTGGTCGGGTGCACGACCGGGCAAACCCTTCGCCACAACGGCAGCAACTTTGCGTGCGTGCCGATGGCGACGACACCCACGGCATCCGCGGCTCCGTTCTCTGACGCAGCGGGGAAACTGGCGGCCGGTTGGCTCTCGGAAGTATTGTCCTTGTCGGACCTCTCGGACGTCACCGCCATCCGCGGAAGCACCACGACGGTGCAGATGGCGAGCGGATCCACCACGACCGGGCATTGTGCCCAGTTCGACGCCTCGGGAAACCTGGTGGACTCCGGCGATGCCTGCGGCGGTTCTGGCGGATCGCCCACGTCCATCAGTTGGGGGTCGATCACCGGCATGGTGGGGAACCAGACCGACCTCGCCGCGCTGCTCAACGCGAAGGAATCTACGGTTAGCAAGAACATCGCCAACGGCTACGAGGGCTTGACGGCGAGCACTAAGCTCCAACTGGCGCATGGGCAAGAGGTATGGAGCCTTTCTGACCTTGCCGACGTCGCGGGCAAGCAGGGAAACAGTACCACCGTCCAGATGGGGACCGGCGCCTATGTGGTCAACCATTGCGCCAAGTTCGACGCCAACGGCAACATCGTGGACGCGGGGGCTGACTGCGGGACGGGCAGCGGCGCCGCTACGTGGGGCTCGATCACCGGCATGGTGGGCAATCAGACGGACTTAGTGGCCCTCTTGAACGCCAAAGAGTCGACCGTCAATAAGAACGTGAGCTACGCCGGGCTCTCGGGCGGCAAACTGGCGCTCTCGCAAGGGCAGGAGGTATGGGCGCTGGCGGACCTCTCGGACGTCACCGCGATCCGCGGCAGTTCCACGACCGTTCAAATGGCCAGCGGGGCGGTCAGTACCGGAGACTGCCCGAAGTTTGACGCTTCAGGGAATCTCGTCTCGGCCGGCTTCTCCTGCGCGTCCGCGTTCCAGGTGACCTCGGCGAAGGATCAGGCCAATGGGTATGCGGGGCTGTCTGGCTCCAGTAAGATCACGGCATCCCAGGTACAAGAGGTCTTGGCCTTGGCTGACCTGTCGGACGTAGGTTCCAAGCGCGGTACCTCGACGCAGGTGCAGATGACGACCGGCAGCGTCACCACGAACAACTGCGCCAAGTTTGACGTGAACGGCAACCTGGTCGACGCCGGAACTACCTGCGGGGGCGGAGGCGGGGGTGGCAGCCCGCCGGGGTCCGATGGCGACATCGCCGGAAACATTGGAGGGTCCTGGACGGGAATTACTCCCGAGCGCGGCATCGAGATCATCGACGTGAGCGGGGCGAAGAAACTCCGCGTCAAGGACAGCACGGCTCCGTCCCATGGTTACGGAACGGGCAACGTGAACTTCTCCAACCTGTCCACGGGCGGGTGTTCCACGGCAGTAGAGGCGGGCGCAAACACGATCACCGTCAGCCCAGCGACCACGGGGGAAGTCGCGATCGTCGGCGGACCCTCGAGCGCTTCCATCCCGACGGGAGCATGGGTGGGGGGCACGGTCACGGCGACCAACACCGTCTCGCTCTATGTCTGCAACTTCACCGGCAGCAACCTGAACTTGGCCGATTTGACGTACACCGTATGGGTTCCAAAAAAGTACTAAATTTCGCGTTTTTCGCATTCCTCGCCCCGTTTTTCGCATTTTTCGCATTTCCCCTCGCCGCGGCGCCGGATGGGAACGCCATCCTGATCGGGTCCGCGACGGCACAAACCGGCCGCCCCGTCGAGTGGAGCCGCAACTTTCCCGTTTCGGGACCGCTCTCCATTTGCGAGTACCCCAAGCCCTTCCTCCATGGCGTCGCTTTCCCGAAGTGGCAGGCGAACGTGAAGACTCGCTGGCCCGCGTCGACCGCTTGCCCGGGCGGTGCAGTGCAACAGGCGCACTTCTGGATTTACACGACAATCGGGGCCGGAGCGCAACAGGAGATCGACTTCCGCGAGTCCTCCGTCTCTTGTGAAGGGGGAACATGCGGCGTCCCGATGAGCCAGAGCGCCATTCAGAACCACATGGGCGGGGCGTGGGGGGCGAGTATTGACGCTGTGGCCCGCCCGGTTGGTTCCACCACCCTGCGAAGCGTGGACGCCCGGGCACTCATCGCGGCTGGCAATTACACCGTCCGGTATGCGGGCCCAGTGGCGACGCAAATCGTGGTGGAGGACGTCAGCACCAACCTCGCCTCGGACTTTGGATGGCATGATGCAGGCTCCGCGGAACTCCTCTCGACGATCCAGCCAACCGACACGACCCTCAATATTGAAGCGCCTCACTGGGCGAACCTGGGGCGGCCATTCACGGTCACGATGGAGGGCGAGAAAATCTCTATCTGCCATGTGGATGGACCCGGAAAAAAGATGTACGTCGGCACCACCAATGGATCAGACCCGACGTGCGCCAACGTGGCCGGCCGCGGCATAGGCGGCACGACGGCGGCGCTCCATTATTGGAGCGGCTGGGGACGGCCCGTTTTCCTCACGCAGTCCATCTATCTCACCGCGGCGATCAACGCTTACACGGAGCAGCTTCCTCTGAGTGACGCTTCTTCGATCATCGCCCCGACCGTGCTGCAGGTGGGCAATGAGAAGATTCGCGTCTGCAATAAGACCGGGAACCTCGTCACGATCGGGACGGGCAACTGGGGATGTTCTTACGACGCGAATGGACGAACTTACTACGGCACCAACATCGTGACAGACCGGAATTGGGCGCAATACACGCCCGTCCGGGACTGGTCGAACTCTTCGACGATCTGGACCGATGCCGCGGCGGCCTATCAGAAGAGTCTCCATCTCACCTTCGTGATTACGATCTTCCCCGACTGGGCCGGAGTCGGAATCGAGTACCTTGTCTCAAATACCTGGGACCGGGCGCAGGACCAGGAGTACGACATCACGTTCTACCGCGGGCCGATGGCGTCGCGGACGCAGGTGGTGACCAAGACGCACGTTCGCCATGTCGCCAATAGCTTCTACCGCATCCCTGATAATCCGATGAGTTACACGGGACGGGAGGCGGACCGCAAGATCTGGGACGGGGCGCTCCCTGCGGCGCTCACCTGGGATTTCAATCTTCCGTATCTCGCCAGCACGCGCATCATCCCGGTAGACCACACAGTGCGTCCCAGCCAGACGGCGGTGACGGGCGTCAATACGACGTGGGAGGCGTCCACGAAGTGTCAGGTGGAGGTGGGGTCCGTGGTAGCAGCCAACCGCGATTACTTCGGGCCGCTGGCGCGCAACTTTGAGGGCGGCGGTACGCGCGGCGAGATTGGCCTGTTCCTTGATGCCGACCTCATCGCTCTCGGAGCGGCCGGAAGCGGGCTGACCTACTCCGAGAATTGGGCGAAGTGGGTCTTTGGCTCGGCGGGCTGCACCAGCCTCATCCCTGCTTACTTCCGGGAGCGGGGAACGTCTGGAACGTTCTGCGCGGCTACCGAATCGTCCTCGGCTCCCACCACCAAGACTTGCACAGGGGCGAACCTCACTGCGGCGGCCTTCGGGCGCTATCTGTCGATCGACAATCGGCCGGGACTCTCGTATATCAACGCGCAGGGGAATGCTACGGATATGATTCAGCCCGTCGGGTGGCTGAGTTACAACTACATCAATGTGGGAGATAGTTTCTCTCACTGGCCCGCGACCAGTTATGTGGCCTACGTTCTCTCGGATGACCTGTATTACGAGCGGGCGATCCAGGGCGTTGGCGCGTTTGTTCTCATCCAGGGGCCCTTCCCCGGATGGAATCCGAGTCACTCGCCCTATATCCAGGCCGGGACCGTCTTCCGGAAAGGAAGCTGGGGCATCCTGGTTCCTTTTTCGGCCTCCGATCGTCAAGTGGCGTGGATGACCCGTGGATTATTCTGGGCGTGGTACGCCTCCGCTGACGGGACGCCGGAGAAGGAGTACTTCCGCCATAAGCTCAAGATGAATGCGGCGGTCCGGCAAGGGCAATGCGGCATCACGAAGGGGGCGCTCTACGTGCCGGGGTCCGGCGGGGATCCGGATGACTATTCCCCTTGGCGCTGGGGCCGGCGCGTCGTCGGGTTCAACGATACCCGATTCCCCACCATGTGCAGCGGCACGCAAGCCGTTGCCGGATACAACACAGAGCCCACTTATGTGGACCAGACGCATGTCTATACGCTTCAGTCCTGGTGGATGATCTACTATCTGTACGTTTCGGAAATGCTGGCACTCGACAACGGCATTACCGAGTTCCAATATGTCGCGGAGGCTCACGGGGAGTGGTTCCGAAACCTCATCCTGAATCCTGCGGTTAAGAATCATTTCGTAGTGGATTTGTTCCGCTCGCCCCACATCCCTTGCCAGGGAGAGACGACCACCTTCGCCTCCGGGTGCGCGGGGCAAAACCTCAATTCACTCGAGACGCCGGGGACGGAATACCTCTATTCGTCGTGGGCCAACTTCTACGACTATGGGTTCACCCAAGCGGCCAAGGACCGGACGGGGTTCGACACCGACACATTTGCCGGCGGCGGCCGCGCCCGGGTGGCGTATGGGACCGCGGCGCTCCAAGCCTGTCTCGCCGAGGATGGACGAGCGGCCTTCCGCTGGATCCGCACCAACATCAAGTACGGCGCGCTCTGGGCTGATAACCCGCAATGGCTGTTCGCTCCCTGTTACTGGTTCCAGTTGTCGATGCAGCGGACGTTCCTCTCGGCGACACGGGCGAAGATCCGGATCATCCGGCCGGAGATCCCAGCGGACTGCAGTTATCAGGTCTCCACCACGCCGATCACCGATAGCCGCAGCGTGGAGGACGTGCCGATTAATGACCCGACGGGGCTCCAGGAAATCGAACTCGACTTGTCGGCAGTGCCGGGGACGACCAATTACGTGCGGGCGACATGCGCGCAGGCAAAGGCGGCAATCTCCTTCACCGCGCCGGATTCGAGCTTAGGAAGCCTCGCGCTTCCGCCCCTGACGGCGTTCAACGTGACGAGCGGTAACATCGCCAACCGTCAGGACCTCGCCGTGCTTCTCTCTCAATACGTGGTCCCCGCGGGCTCGCCAACCGCGCCGGGAGACACCTTTGCGCCGAGTCTGACGGGATCCACCGTCAGCACGGCGCCACTGTTGGGAGCCGCCACCTACCAAGCGAACGCGGACCGGACGATCTCTCTCCAGGGCGGTCAGTTTACCCGCCGCTCGAGCGCTTCGAAGTACTCGGATACCGCGGTCTGGATGTATGCGCAGACCACCTCCGGGAACGCACAACTCGTCCAGTTACCTACGCTGCGGGAGGACGACACCTCCGCGGCGGCGACTCTTCCCAGCACGGCGCCGTACGGCATGTACCTTGTCTGGGCGCAGAACGAGGACGGCTACAGCAAGCCCGTCCGCATCAATGCGACGGAAAGCTGGTGGATGGGTCCGACGTATGGCGTGGCGGGAGGATCTGCTTCCATCTACGGCCGCAACCTGACCTACCAGAACGGCGAGGCGACCAGTTACGTGTATCTCCGCGCCTGGAATACGAGTGGCTCTCTCACCGCCCTGACGGTTACCCGCGCCACCCCGCACAAGGTCACCTTCGCCATCCCCTCCGTCTCCGCCGGCGACTACGAAGTCTGGATCCACAACGGGCACGGCGGCGCTTACGGGTGGTCCGGCCCGCATAAGCTGACGGTGGACGCCTCCGCGCGCTACACCTGGGGCGGCACTACTCGCAACGTGACCAGTTACGGCGCCATCGCCAACGACGCAGGGGACGACACATCCGCCATCAATGCGGCGATTTCCGCGGCGAGCAATGGCGACATCATCTATTTTCCCGCCGGCCGCTATATCGTCACCACCACCATTTACACCAACAAGGCGCTGTCCTTTGAGGGGGTTTCGCGTACAGCCAGCATCCTGGAGGGGTCCGTCACGATGACCTCACAGACGGCCGTATTCCAACTGGCGGGATTCCCGAGCCGGGTGAAGAACCTCGGCTTCGACTCCAAAACAACGGACCTCTATAACAACGGGGGCGTGGTCTTCTTCAACGGCAGCAATAAGGCTCCGTCGAACAATGGCGCCGTCGTCGACAACGTGGCGGTGACAACGCCTTCGGGGACGACGTACACCGCGATCGGCGCGGACTACCTGAACGACATCCAGGTCACGAACACCACCATCACCGCGGCGGAAGGGTTGTACGCTACCCGCTGTTTCCAGGTCTTCTTCCAGGGCAATACGATGCGCGGCAATTGGCCCGACAACCAATACGCTGGCCAGGGCATGGTCACGCTGGAAGCGAGTAACGAGGCCGACGTCAGCGGCAACGATGCGGCGAGCTTCAATATGAGCGCCAGCCCGAAACAAATGTTGGCCCGCTTGTTCATCGCGCAGGGCCACGGGCACGGGAGCACGGGGCTCCATTACGTCGCGGAGAACACCGGGCGGAATCTTGGCTGCACCACGTACACTTGCGGCGAAGAGATCCTCTTTGAGACGCCAGGAGTGTACTGGGTGGGCACGGGAACGATGTCCGATTCCACCACCCTCAATACGGCCGCCTCATTCACCGCGAATTACTATGCGGCATTGAGCCGGTCCGTCTACTCCTCCTACGGCTCCCGGAAGCCCGCACTGCTCTTTATCCAGAGCGGGAAAGGGGCGGGGCAGTGGCGGCGAATTCTCTCGAATACTACGACAGATGTAGTGATCGAGCGGGCCTGGGACGTGGCTCCGGATGGGACCTCGACCTTCGCCATCATTACAGCCGGCCACCAGGCGGCAGTCTGGAAGAACGACCTTCAGGGCGTGCTGCCCAGCTTCGCCGGCACCAACATCGGCGTCGCGGCCTATGGCTCCGTGTTTGATTTGTCCATCATCCGGAACACCATCAGTAACATCCCCCGCGGCATCGAGTTATCGGGACTGACGTACTCCTCGTGTGCAGCGTCGGGCGGTCCCACCACAACCGACTTCTGCCCGGTTTGGGGCGTCCTGGTCGCGGGTAATACCATCTCGAACGTCGGCGCCGGCATCGCGGCATACACCCGCCGGGAGTCGCCGAACGGCTCACTGGGTGAAGTGCTTCGCCAGGTGGTCATCCGCGATAACACCATCACTGGAGTGATCACCGGGCAGGGGCAGGGCACTTCCCACGAGGCCGGCATCGTGGTCTCTGACGCCAACGGGGAGCAGTCCTCGACGCCCTGGCAGGTGGGGACCGTTCTCGAGCGCAACACCATCACGGACGCCAAGAACTCCATCATCCTTGGCGGGCTGACGGCCGGCATCCCGATCCGTCGGAACTCTCTCATCAATGCGGGGCTGTACTCTGATTCGAACGGGTTCCTGTTCCAGAACGCGAACGTGGCGGACTCGCTCCTCTACGGCAACATCTATCGGGGGCTGGCCACCAGCTACGCCGGCAGCTACCAGCCGGGGTCCGCTCTCCGCCTGTTCAATCGGAACATCGCTTTTGGCGGCGGCGGGACGGCCCAGGTCACCATCTACAACACTGGGACATCCGCCTTTACCCCTGCGGCATCTTCAGCCAACGGTTGGTTGACGTACCTTGCCCTTCCAGGGTCTCTCGCCGCGGACAGCATGAGCACGTTCACCGCGAAAGGTAGCGTCAGCGGGCTCAGCACCGGCAGTTACAGCAGCACCCTGACCATCTCCGGCGCGACAAAGACCTCTCCCCAGGCAGCGGCGGCCACCATCACAGCGCCCTAAGCGCCTCCAGAATCAACCGCGTCGCCTCCGGGTTCCGGTTCTTCGCCGTATAGACGATATCCAGAATCCGGCGGTCTTCCGTTGGATTCACGGAAGCGGCGCGGTCAATCCACTCCTGCATGGTGATCCGCTCGGCGGCGCAGAGCAATTTGATTTTGTGATGGGTAGTGTCCCTAATGGGAAGGGACTTCGCTCCCTGGGCCGGCATGATTCAAACCCTCCTCTTTTCGGATCTGACGTAATATCTCTTCCCTGATGGCAACGGTGGCTGCGTATTGTTCAGCCAGTTCCTGTTCCATCTTCGTAATCCTCTTCAGTTCCGATAACAAAGCTGGGGGGGGGCAGGTGCGCCAGTTTGGCGCGCTTCAATCTCAGCGAAGGCACGTTCGGCGACAAGCTCAAGTTGACCTCGTATGCTGCGAAGCATCCGCTTCCACGACGGGTCCTGGACTTGGACGGCAAGCTTGGCGATACGTAGCCACTCCTGCATGTCGGGCGGGACTTGAGTAGTTTCCAATATAGTGGTCGAGTCGTCAATACCAGAACCTAGCAATTTAACTGGTACTGCATTTCGGTACTGATCCAACAAAAATTCGATGGCCGCTTTGCTGTCCAAATTACGCTTAAGTGCTTCACTGGCTACGTTGACAGCCTCCTCAATTACTCCGCTTTCCCACAAAATCAACAGACGATAAAGAAGCGGCTGCCATTTTTCTCCACGGTTTGCTCGGACGGTATCCAAGCGAGTGAACTCGCCTTCCGCCACGCGCACATTGATCCTCCGCTCTGGCTCCATTCGATTAATCCTCTTTAATGACTCAATCGCTCAAAAGAGTCTTGACTCCATGGTTCAATGCCTCCATACTCAGATTCGTAAGGCAAACATTCGTTAGGTAAATGATGGCACAGACTGAGGAAAAAAAGCTCTGGATACGGGACAACTGGGGGGTTTTGGCGCGTACTGCACGCAAATTTGACCTTTCAGTACCCTTTGTCCGCGAGGTGTTTTACGGGCTGTCCGCGAGCAAGGACCGTCGCGTAGAGTCCGAGTTTTCTCGGCTCGGCGCCCCCGGCTTCACGGAAAGCCCCCAAAGCCAGTAATAACCCGTACTCTGCTGCGGATACCCGCTGTAGAGGGTAAGTCGTCGTCACAAAGAAAGAATAAAGTCGGTCGGAGGAAAACTATGCAATCAAAATCGCAACTGATTGAAAAGGTTAGCGAGAAAGTATCTGTACTAGATCGCAGTACCAACCAGTCCCACACACAAGCACAAGCATCTATCACCGCAATCACTGTCCACGGTCAAAGGCCAGCGAGCGTGATTCGGCGGAGCGGAGAGAGCCTCAATCAATTCGTGGTCGATATCATTGACCACCTTCAGGTCGAAGCGCGGAAGGCGTACATGGCCGGATACCGCGCGGGTCGGAACGGTCCTCCGTTGGGACCGGTCGCGATAGGGAGGGCGGCATGAAGCGGCTCGCGATTCTCATGGTCAGCTTGCCCCTGATGGCGCAGGAGTGGGGCGCTGTCCATAGCGGCAATATGGCACAGGAAGACCTGTGGGCCGTGCTCCAAAGACAACAGCAGCAGCGTCCCCGTCGCCACTTCACCCGCGGCATGGCGATCCGCGCCGGCATTCATGTTGGTCTCGCTGCTCTCGACTTCCACAGCACCACCGGGCAGCGCGAATTGAATCCGCTGATCCGCAACTCGGAGGGCCGCATCAGCGGCCCCCGGTTCCTCGCCGTCAACATCCCGCTCATCGCCGCAGCGATCACGGCGGAGTATCTGGAATCCGGAAAACAATCTCGTGCGAAGCGCTTGGCCTGGGCCGTGATCGGCGGCCGCGCCGCGATTGTCATCAACAACTACCGGCTGAAAGGCGGCGCGCGGTGAGCGAGGACAGAAAGGCGCTCATCTCTCTCGGGCTGGTCGTGGCCGGCGCGATGGCTGCCGTGGCCTATTGGGCTTGGGTAGCTTGGAAGGCGTTTTGCCATGTCTGAATCGCAGATTGGTTTTCTCGCCGTCTTATTCGGCGCTGTCGGGCTGTACGCGGGATACCTGCTCGGCCGCAACGTCGAGCGGAAGACGTGGATTGATCACCTGGAGCGGTTGGAGAAAGCCAGCCGCCACGGTGAGCCCTTCATGTACCTGGAGGACTAAATGACCACTGCTTCCCCGCTACTCCTATCATTGACCAATAAGGAGGTCAATGATATGTCGCGTCGTCGAGGCCAGCGCACAGGCTGGCTGCGAGAGAAAAGCGGCTCATGGCTGCTCACTTACCGCCTCTACGATCAGTGGGGAACGGCAAAGAAGGAAACTGTTACCGTCGGGCCTGCTACAGGACCCGGCAAACTCAGTCAACGTCAAGCAGAACGGCTGGCGTGGGACCAATACCTCAGCAAGGTCGATCAGATTTCGATTCGCCCGAAGTCTACGATGAGCGTGCTCCAGTTCTGGGAGACGAAGTATTGGCCCTCTGCGCAACTGCGGCTCAAGAAGAGCACGCGCATCCAGTACGGCGCGCTCTTCAATAAATGGATCCGGGATCGGATAGGGAAGCTTCCACTGGCCATGGTCAGCATGGATCATGTCGAAGCGCTTCTTTCCGAGAGTAAGGCCGGCGGACTCGCGCCCGCGAGCGTAAGACACGTTCGTAAAGTGGTCTCGGCCATCTTCACTCGCGCCAAGAAGGCGCAGTACGTGACGGGTGATAATCCGGCTGGACTGGTGGACCTTCCGGACCCGACGCCAGTCCGCAAGCCTTACGCACTCGAACCAGGGCAGGCTTCACAGGTCCTGCGGGGCGAAATGCCCGAGCCGTACCGGGAGATGGCGATGGCGGCCCTGCTCACGGGGATGAACGCCTCGGAGCTTTGTGGGCTCACCTGGGGCTACGTCAATCTGACGGCGGAATACAAAACCTACAACGGAGAGACGATTCCGCCATTCATGATCGCTGTTCGGGAGCACTGGTATCGCGGCGAGCGCGGGACGCTCAAGAACTCGGAAACCCGTCCTCGCAACCTGCCGGTGTGTGGACAGCTTCTCTCGCTTCTGCGAGAGATGTCCAGGCGTCCGGACCATGTGGCGCCGACGAGTCCGGTATTCGCCGCCCGGAACGGAAAGCCGCTCGACGAGCATAACGTTGCGCGGCGCTACCTGAATCCGATCGGCAAGTCCATGGGGCTCCCTTATCTGGGGTGGCACATCTTTCGGCACACCTACTCCACTTGGCTGGAGCGGGCCGGCGCGGCCGCCGCGGATCGAATGGCGCTAATGGGCCACGCCTCCATGGACATGACCGATCGCTACACCCATGATGATCGCAAGCGCATCCAGCGGTCGGCGGAGATGGTGGGGCAGATGTTGTTTGTGATGGACGAGCAAGGAGGGAAGGTCAACTAACATGCAAAACCCGGCAAGTTCTGACTACCAGTTGGGTATAAATGCTCAAGTTTCTGAAGAAAACAAAGCAGTTATGAATGACTTCATGTCAGAAGACCTTGCCTCCGGAGCAAGAGGCCAGAGGTTCGAATCCTCTCGGGCGTACCACCCTCTCTCCAAAAATCAACCACTTACGGGAGCCCTCCAGGAGGGCTCCCCGTCTCCGACCCCTTGCCCGACCGTCGATTCTGGCGAATTCCGCCAACCAATTGGCTTAGAGCGCCCCAGGGCCGTCGTCGTTCCCCTTTCTGGCGGATACTTCGCATGGGTAGACGAGGACGACTACGAACGGGTCTCGCAATTCAAGTGGTCCCACCACACCAACGGCGTTAACCACTATGCGCTGCGGCAGGTAAACAGCAGACCTGTCTACCTGCACCGATTCGTCATGAACGCCCCGGAAGGGGTGTTCATCGACCATCGCGACAACGACGGCCTGAACAACTGCAAGTGGAACCTGCGGGTATGTTCTCGCAAGCAGAACAATCGAAACCGCAAAACACGCTCCCGGAAAACATCTGACTTTAAGGGCGTAGACCTTCGGGCGGGCGGGCGCTGGCGCGCCAAGATCCGCGTCGACGGGAAGTCCATCCACATCGGCCTCTTCGCCACGCAAGAAGAGGCGGCGCGCGCCTACGACGTGTCGGCCCGGAAACACTTTGGTGAGTTCGCTTGCTGCAACTTCCCCGAGGTGCGCGCATGAGCCGCCCTGGCATCGTCGGGGTCAAGACAGACCACCAGCGCGGCGTCATCGCGCTATCCCTCCAGGTCGGCGGACAATTGCTCCAGGCTGACCTCACCGAGGAGCAGGCGAACACAGTTGCCACGTACCTCATCAACTGCATCGGCCAGCTTGTGTTCCGGGAGGCGAAGTGATGAGGCCCGAGCAGCGCTGCGGCACATGTAAGTGGGCGGAGCCCTACCCCGAAACGTTGCGTCTATTCTGCCGGTATCCGCTTCCAGTAGTACTGCCCAAGTCCGTGCGCGTCCATCGGGATTGCATGTTCCCTACCGACGGCACCGGCTGCCCGACGTGGGAGGCCGCCCAGGCCGCGCCGCAAAGTCCGAAGCATTGCAATTGCCCCAAGGAAAACCACAACGACGTCGGTGAACAGGGCGCGCGCTGTTACGTTTGCGGAGGTACAAACCGATGAGTAGCCTCACGCCGGAGCGCATCGCCGAGATCCGAGAGGAGATCCAGTGTAGCCACAAGCTTACTGGCATCCTCCTGATGGACGAGCGCCGCTTGCTGGACGCCTTCGAACGCATCGCCGAGCTGGAGGCCGAGGTCGCGGCGCTGCGCGAGGACAAGGCGCGGCTGCTGGAAACGCTTGACCTTTTGCGCCCCACGCTATCTCGCTGGCACGAGCAGATAGAAATCGACCCGGAATCCGGCGAGCCTGTTGTCATCGACGCGGCCCGCAAAGGCGGTGCCGCATGAGCCAAGCGGCCGCCTACCGCGTGCAGGCCAAGAACCGCACCTACTCCTGCGACACCCTGGAGCAAGCCCAAGAGACCATGGCCCGCTCCGGCGGAGACATCTGGCAATTGCTCGACGGGCAGTGGCGCCCGTGGCCGTTGATCGCGACCGTGATGCCCGAGGTGCAGAAGGTTCCGGCGGGGGCGGAAGATCAGAACCGGACGTTCGACGGGTACCCCCGCTGCAAAGCGGCATCCAAGGACGGCAAGCGGTGTGAGCGGTCCGCCCGGATGAATTCCGACTACTGCGCCAGCCATACGCCAGAAGCCGCCCCCCAGACTAATGGCTCCTACTCCGGACGGCATCCGGGGATGAGAAGCGCGCGGTGGGAAGGCGTAGCTGAAAAGCTCGCTGCGCTGCAGGGAGACCAGACGGCTTTTGTCGCGACCAGGCCGGGAGAACTCGTTAGTATGCTCGCCAACCGGCTACGGTCCGCCGCGGCCAGTTGGAACCTCACCCGGAACATGCGTTTTTCGATCCGGGTGGCGGATGGCGGTGTAGAAGTTTCAAGGCTCCAGCCAAGGAGCCATAAGAAGTTCCGATCCGAATCGGAGACCGATTCGCAACCAAAAAGTGAAAAACCCGAAGTAAGTATGGCCGAGCAGTTCCGCAGGCCGGGTGAGTCTCAGGACCATTCATGCGCCGGGAGTGTCGTCGGGGATGAAGTGTGTTCCCCGAGACCAACTCCCGGAACGGGACACGCACAAGCGGAAGGCCAGAAACGAGTTGAAGTAACTGAGGGGCCGAGCCGAAACCGGACGCTGGAATCCGGGGAGGCCGGTGCAGTGAACGTCGGCGGTGAGGTACTCAAAAGCCCGATGAATGGCGGGCCGGTAGGAGACGTGACAGCGGGGAGAGACCCGCGACCCCGCACCGTCGAGGACGAATTCCTCGATCTGGCCCTGTACTTCCACGGGTCTGACCCAAAGCCGGCCTCCAATAAGCAGATGTTGGATGCGGCTCAACGACTGACCGTGTTGGCGGATGGTATCCGGTCCGTCCGTCGGGCCGAGGAGATCGCCAAGAGGGCTATTGAAGAGTGGGCCGCCAAGTGGAGCGTCAAAGGCTCCGCCGCGGCCGAGTTACAAACCGAGCTTGCCAAAGTCGTGCGGTCCGTCTTGCCGCCGGCCTAAGCAAAAAACCCCATCAACCTCACAAAAGAGAAAGGGAAGTGTATGACTGATCAGAAGCTAGCTGACCTTGAACGCATCGTTGCCCTACACCGGGAACGGAAGGATATCAAGCAGCAGTTGGATGAAGGAGGGTTGCTGACGCGGCTGGATGCCGTGGACCAGGAACTCTCTATCTTGCAGGACAGGCACGGACTCTCCAGTAAAGACGCGCCTGCCAAGAAAGTCCGTATGCAGCGGGTGCTCTCCGCGGACGCTCGCCGGCGGATGTCGGAGGCGCAGTCGCGGCGGTGGCAGAAGCATCACGACGATGCCAAAAAGCGGCTTGCGGACGCGATCTCCGCCAAGAGCTACGACCCCGACGCCATGGTCGCGACGGTTCAGGGAAATGGCTGATATCCGGGTGGACGACATTGTGGAAGCGCGGGTGTCCCCGAACCGCATGGGAAGAGCCCGCGTTATTGGCGTTGGGACGAAAACTGTCCACGGTGACCAGCGCGTGATTCTTGCTGTCCTTGGGGAGGAGCCACAACGTTACATGAGCGCAGACGTGAACGAGGTGACTCCGACGGGCGAGCGCTTTCCGGGGGCTAGACCATGACCCGCGAAGAGTTCCTCGCCGAGCGCCGGACTGGAATTGGTGGTTCCGACGTCGGTTCCCTGTTTAATATCGCCCCGTACGGGTGTTCCCGCGCCTTGTATTACGACAAAACGGGGACAATACCGGATTATCCACAGAAGGAATCCCCCGACATGCGTCGGGGGATCCTCCTGGAGGATATCGCCTGCAATGAGTGGCAGTTGCAGAATCCGGGATGGGTGATCGTCAAGTCTCCCGTCCAAAGGCACCGCAACCATCCCTGGGCGCTGGTCCACATTGACCGGTGGTTGTTTCATTCCGAGGACCAGGTTGAGGAGGGGCAGGAGAACCCGACGAGCGGAAAAGTCGTCGAGGTCAAGTGCCCTTCGCGGGAGATGTTCTATCGCATTCGCAAGGAAGGGCTGCCGGAAGCTTACATCCTGCAGGCCCAATGGGCGATGTGGATCACGGGTGCGCGGCGGTGCAAGTTCATCGTCTTCTGCGCCGATCTCTGGGATTACCTGGATTTCGACGTAGAGGCGAGCGACATGCACTACCTGTTCGCCCTGTGCGGGGATGCTTTCTGGAAGCAAGTCCAGGGGGGAGAGCCGCCCAAGAAACTGCCCCCCAACTCGAAGCAGTGCCAGCGCTGCCAATGGCGCACGTCGTGTCAGGGGGATGCGCTCCTTCCGGCCGTGGAAGATCCGAAGGACACGATTCCGTTCCTGCCGGACCTCGCCCCGGTCCTGAATGAGTGGGCGGCGACAGCCGAGCTACTGAGTGAGGCGGACGATTTACATTCCGCGGCGGCGGAGAAGGTGCGAGAACTCCTCGGCCCCGTGCAGGCGGCGGACGCTCCCGGTTTCCGGGTGTATTTCCGCAAGCAGGAGCGGAAGACCGGCGAGTTCGAACGGCTCTGGCTGGCTTTCCATTGCCTGCTCCAGAACGCTCCGGACTCCGTTGAGATCCGAAAGGCACTGTCGCATCACCTGGGGCGCATCCCTGAATCGCTCAAGGACGTAGAGATGCGGGAGTTCCAGAAGAAAGGGACCGCCCGTCCGCTAAGGATCTACGCCCGATGAGCGGACATGACTGTATCTGGCGAGATCGCTATACCCGCGCGCTGGGAGCCGTGGCGGGGCTGGCGATCACCAACCTCGTCACAATGTACCTGCTCCTGAAGGGATAACTCATGCCGAAAGGAAAAGCGGCACAGCCGCGCAAGAGACTGATTCAGAGGGGCGGACTGAACGAGCCCGATTTCTACGAATTCGAGAAGTCGCCCGCCATCGAACCAAACGTTCCCGAGATTCCGCGGCGAATGACGGATGCCCATGCGGCTCTGGATTCCGTCGACGAAGCGCTCCAGAACCTCAAGAAGCGGCTCTCCCCCGCCATGGTCGCGTTCGAGGTGGGGCCGGAAGACAACCTCGCTCAAGAGTCGACCAGCGAGTACGGCAAGTCGCTGGATGCGATCCTTCGCCGGATTCTCCTGCACCGGGGGGAACTGGACGCCATCAGCAGGGGGTTAGCGCTCTAATGCCAGCAGACTTTCTCACCAACTTGGCCGAGATGCGCGACGGCGAGGTTGCCGGGGAATGCGCACAGAAGTGGCGGCAACTGATCAACGCGGTTCAGGAGACTGGCAAGAAAGGGAAGTTCAGTCTCACCATCGAAATCCAGCCAGCGGGCAACAGCAAGATGGAGATCACCGCCAAGCCCGCCATCGTGGAACCGACGTTCGACGCCGGCAAAACGATCTTCTTTATTTCCAAGTCGGGTGACCTGACGCGGAATGACCCCAGGCAACAAGAGCTATTCGAACAAAGGAGACAGAGCTAATGGACCTGAAAGATTCCATTGAAAAGATTGTCGCGATGGCGGTAGCCGGTACGGAGCCGACGTTCATCCAGCCGAGCGTAGACGGTCTGACCGCGTTAGCGCTGCCGCCCGGTTATCAGGTGAAGGAGTTCGACCTCCAGCACCTGTTGCCAGCGCCGCGCCGGAAACAAGCCCGCGTCCAGGTGGACAATGCCGATTCGTTCATTCTGTACTGGGCGCAGTATTCCGCTTCGGAGAGCCGCATCTTTGCGAACGGTGCCGTGGGCCAACTCGGCTTTGTGGCCATCCTCGACTACCACCAGCCACAAGGGCCGGCTGGATGGCGGGAACACATCGTGCAGTATCCCCTCCGCCATACGGTCGAGTGGGAGCGGTGGACCTCGAAGGAGGGCGCGAGTAACCGGATGGACCAGGAGACCTTTGCCCAGTTCCTCGAAGACAACGCGATCGACATTGTGGGCGAGGGCAAGGACGGGTTTCCGACCGCCGCCACCATGCTTGAAGTCGCGCGTGAGATTGAAGTACGAAAAGACGTCCACTTCAACGGAAGCGTCCGCCTCTCGAACGGAAAGACGCAACTGAACTACACCGAGGATGTAGCAGCGGCCGCAGGCAAGGGGCAGTTCAGCATTCCAGAGCAGTTCAAAATTCGCATTCAGCCGTTCCTCGGGTCCGCGATGGAAGATGTCATCTGCAATCTTCGCTTCCGCCTCCACGCTCAGTCCGGCAAGGTGAATTTCTGGTACGAGTTGGTTCGCCCGCATAAGGTGATCGAGCGCGCCTTCCAGTCTGTCGTCCAGAAGATCAAAAACGAGTGCGGCACGGAGATCTTCTTCGGCACCGCCCCAGTGCCTACCAAGTAACCCATGGCGACACAGCAAGCGTACCCACGCCCCCAAGCGGGCATTCTTTACGGGCTGACGCACACCGCAGACGGGGAGCAAATCACGCGGCTCCCCCGCACGGTCAAGGTCAGCATCGGTATCCCTGGCGGGAAAGACCTCCACGTCTACAAGCGCGGCGGGAAGTGGCACATCGTCGAGGCGAAGAACGTCAAGGCCTTCGACAACGGCCGCGACGCCAAGGCGCACTATGACCAGCGGCTCCCCCTGGCGCCGGAGCGCAACTTCCCTCAAAAGCTCTCCTACTTCACCTTCCGCCGTAACGGGCCGGAAGGAGCACTGGAGCCGGACTGGCGGGCGATCGACGCGCACGGTGATCTGCCGACGGTCATCGACATCATGTTCACGGACCGGCAACCGCTCGAAGCCGCCTACGAGATGTGGGGCGGCGGCCGCCGGAAGTGCTGGGGCGACGGGCACAATGCCTTGCGGGCGCTGGATCTCGCCGGGAATCCGGAGGAAAAAGCGCTCGCCAAGGAGGCGCAAGAGCGGGGAGAGCGCTACTTCCCCATTGTCAACGGCTGCAATCTGCACGGCTGCCCGTACGCCAAGTCTCCGGACGGCGGCAAGAAGCCGGCGCCGTGCAAACCCCATGCGCGGCTGTCCTTCCAGTTGGTATCCGACCTCCGTCTCGGCGGTAAGGCGGAGTTCAACACGACGTCCTACCGGTCCATCTCGCAACTGTATTCCTCCCTGGAGGAACTGACCCGCATCATCCAGGGAATCACGGGCGCCGATTCCCTCGCTGGTATCCCGATTCAGTTCTGTGTGCGGCCGTACACCACGCAGCACAACAACAAACCGGTGAAGGCGTGGGGCGTGACGCTCGAGTTCCGGGCGGAAGCGCTCGCCGGACTGCGCAAAAAACTGATCGGGTTCGCGCAAGAGATGAACGCGCAATTAAACGCGCCGATGCCCGTCTCTCGGCAGATCGCCGCCAGCGCGGATCCGGTTGAGCCAACGCCCGAGGAAGCCGAGGCGCTCGAAGCGGAGTTTTACCCGAGCGTCGAGGACGATCCGGGACCGGATGAGGACGACTTCACCGAGGGACAGCCAGCCACTCCGTCTCAGCAAGCGGGGCAGGCGACCGCGGCGAAGATGGACGACCTTAAGGCCAAACTGGAGGCGCACAAACCTCCGGCGCCGGAAGCCCCCAAGGAGACAGCGCCGGAGCCCGTAGCCGCCACTCCCGCACCAGCCCCCGCCCCTCCTCCCGCCGTGCCACCGGAACCGGTTAAGCCGGCCGCTCTTGAGCGGGCGAGCACGGCAAAGAAAACTGGATTCTTCTAAAGGAGCCTCATGCAAGCCGCACAGTTAACAGTCCAGAACATCCTCGGCGTCGAGCTCGTCAAGCTCGAACTCGGGAAGCTCACCGTCCTGACCGGTCACAACGGGGCCGGAAAGACCTCCGTCATGGAGGCAATCCGCAACCTCGTGAGCGGCGGTACGGACGCGACCCTGGTCCGCAAGGGTCAGTCTGCGGGAGAAGCCGTCCTCGTCCTCGCCAACGAGGATGGCTCGCCGCTCACGATTCGCAAGCGCACGCCGTCCGAGGGGCAAGCCGACCTCGAGGTCCGCGGCGCGGATAACGTGCCGAAGCCCAAGCCCAAGAGCATCGTCGACGGGCTATTCGACGGCATCACATTTAACCCGGTGGAGTTCATCCAGGCTTCAGAGAGGGAGCAATCCCGCATCCTACTGGAGCAGATGAACGTTCGCCTGACGCCCGAGCACCTGAAGCAGGCGGGCGTGGAAGGGGTGGACGATCCCAAGTACTTCCAGATGCACGGCCTGGAAGCCATCGACAAGATCGACAAGGCCATCCGGGACCTACGCCAGTCCATCGGCGGCCAGCGGATTAAGGTCAAAGGCGCGATCGACCGGCTGACCGCGACCCTTCCGCCAGACCAGCCGGACTTAGCCGCTGAAATTAAGCACGTGGAGACGGAGATCCAGGGGCGCGTGGATGCTCTCCAGGCGCGGCGCGCGCAGATCGGCGAGATGCTGGGCGAGCAGAAAGACGAGATCCAGAAGGCCGCCCAGGAGAAGATCGACGAAGCGAAAGAACGTATCCGCAAGATCCGCGAAAAGATCGAGAAGGAGGAGCGCGAAATCCTGGCGGTGACGAACCGCCAGGAGGCGGATATCCTTGAGGCCCGCAACCAGGCGAACGACCTCTATAACCGCTACGCGCAAGATGACGCCGGGCCGACCGCCGCTCTCCGGCAACGCCTTGGCCAACTCCGCGCCCAGCAAGAGGAAGCCATCCGTTCCCAGGCGTTACGCTCCGAGATCGCCACCAACGAAGCGGAACTCCAGCAGTTAGACCGGGAATGGGACGACCGGGACAAGCAACTCAAGGCGTTGGAGGGCATCCGTCAGAAGCTCCTCGAAGGACTGCCGCTCCAGAACGTAGAAGTGAAGGAAGGCATCGTCCATGTTGACGGCATCTCCTTCCGGCGGCTGAACACGACGGCGCAATGGCAACTGGTGTGGCGTATCTGCCGGCTACGCAAGGCGAAGGTTCCCCTTGTCCTCATCGACGGCATCGAGTTCCTCGACGAGGCCAACTTTGAGGCCTTCCGGGAAACGGCCCTGGCGGTTCCGGACCTTCAGTTCTTCGTCACCCGGGCGCGGCGCGTTTGCCAGTGCGGGCAATCCTACGACGTCCACGCCCCCGAGGGCGGTCCCTGTCTCGTCAAGGGCGTGCCGTGTGAGGCGTTCGCCGATCGCGGGTTGACGGTCGAGAAGTTCGGGGATTCGCCGCGGCTGTTCCCGGAAGCGGCCGCTCCGGCGCCGACGGGGTACGAGGAGACGACGGGCAAGGGAAGGCGGCGGCGGTGAAAAAAGAGGGAACAGCGGACAATCCGGATATCTGGGTCTATTTAGCCACCCATCGCGACGAGGTGGGAGCCGTCATAGCCAAAAGTTTTGCAGAAATCCCTCGTCACGCTCGAAAAGCATGGGGGAAGTGGCCGGAGTCCTCTGGGCCTGAAGAGGTTGTTGTCGTCGCTTTCAACTTGCGAAACGAAAAGGTAATTCGCATTTGTCCGTGCGTGCTGGGCAGGCCGTCTCGCGGGAATTGCTGCCGAATCCTTTGGAGATTCCGAAAAGACCTGCGGCTCCTGGACGGCGACCCGAAGAAGTGGCCGAAACACACTGCTTGTATGTAAACCCCCATCCCGCGTGCTTTGGCCGGCGGCGCGGGATGGGGCACATCTAGAGACCTGAAAGGAGACCAGACGTGTCTATCACTGTATCCCGAGAGCAAACGCTTGAGAAAAACATCCGCGCTCTGTTCAACGCGATAGGTACACCTACCAACTGTACGGCGTGCGGGCGACCTATCTGGTTCGTGACGACCAAGAACGGGAAGCAGATGCCGGTGACGGAAGACGCGGTATCGCACTTCGTGAACTGTCCCGCGGCGGACCGGTTTCGGAAACGGGCATGATCCTCCGCCCCTACCAAATCAAAGCGCTCAACGAGACGCGGGCGAACCTGCGCCAAGGGGCCTTACGCAATCTCCTGGTCTCGCCGACAGGCAGCGGCAAAGGAACCATTGCGTCCGAGATCATCCGCGGGGCGGGCGAGCACAAGTCCACGATTGGCTTCTGGGTCAACCGGCGCGAACTCGTCAAAGACATGAGCCGCCGACTCGACAAGCTCAACGTCGAGCACGGCGTCATGATGGCGAATCACCCGCGGCGGCGCGCTTGGTTGCCGGTCCAGGTCGCCAGCATCGAGACGCTACGCCGCGCTCCGATCAAGCCGAAGTTTGACGTCATCATTGCCGACGAATGCCACTTCGCGATCTCTGATGGATGGCTTGATATGTTCGCCCAGTACCCCGATTCCGCCATCGTCGGGATGACCGCCACGCCGATTCGAGCCGACGGCAAAGGGCTGGGCCGATTCTTCGAGCGCATGGTGCTCGGTCCTTCCGTACAGACCCTCATTAACGAAGGCAACCTGGTACCTACGCGGGTATTCGCCCCGTCCGCCCCTGACCTACATGGGGTGAAGAAAGGGACTAGCGACTACAACCGGAAGCAACTCGCCACGGTCTGCAACAAGCCGCAGTTAGTGGGCGATATCGTGCAGCACTGGCTTTCCCTGGCCCGCGGGCGTCCCACCGTCTGCTTCGGGATTGACAAGGCCCACGCGCAAAAGATCTGTGACCAATTCCTCGCCGCGGGCGTGCGGGCGGAGTACGCCGACTGCGATACGCCCTCCGGCGTGCGCGACAAGCTGTGGGACGACCTCGGCAATTACGCCGTTGAGGTGGTCTGCTCCGTCGGGATCGTTTCCTATGGCTGGGATTGTCCGCCGTGCTCATGCGCCATCCTCGCGCGGCCTACGGAGTCGCTGGCGCTGTTCCTCCAACAGTGCGGGCGTATCCTTCGCCCCCACCAAGGCAAAGAGTACGCGCTCATCCTTGACCACGCCGGCAACACCCTGAAGCACGGCTTCGTGGAGGACGATCGTGAATGGTCGCTCGCCGATGGCTACGTCGAGAAGGACAAAGAGAAGGGCGAGATCGGCGTCCGCATCTGCAAGACCTGTTTTATCGCCTTTCCGGTAAGTCAGCCGAAGTGCCCCAATGGGCATTTGTACCAAGGCCAGGGGAGGCAGGTGGAGCACGTCAAGGGCGAGCTGCAGGAGATGGCCCCCGTCCGCTATTGGAAGTGCGGCTGGTGTAACCGTTCTGGCCGTCTCGCCGAGAACCAGGACTACTCGATCCCGTGCCCCGCTTGTGGGCATGGACCTGTCTTCCCTCTGGCCAGTAAGTTTGACCGCGGCGAGAACGAGGCGGGCCGGAAAGAGCGGTACGTGGGCTGGGTTCGGGAGGCGAAGGAGCGAGGATACAAACCCGGTTGGGCCGCGATGCGGTTCAACCAGACCTTTGGCCGTTGGCCGAAGAAGGAGTGGAAAGAAACCGCCGAGGCTCAGATGGGCTTCGATGCGCTCGTAGAGGAGGCAGTCTAAATGGAACAAGGGAACGCCCCGCACCGGCGGGAAATCAAGGTAGCTAAGGCAGACGATGTGCAGCGCGCTGCATTCGTCAACTACTTCAGCCAGTACTGCCGCAGCCGCGGCAAGGTTGTCGGCTTCACCCAGTTGTTGCGGGAGGTGAGGGGAGCGAAGCCGAAATGATCACCTACACACATACCGTCAGCGACCCCAATACTCCTCTGCGTATGTATATCGCGCTGAGGCTATTGCGGGCCTGGAATTCTGGCACCGCCGGCTTTTCCGCGGACGTCGTGATGATCGTCAATCGTTGGATTGACGAGGGCATGAAAGGTCCGATTCCGTGGCCTGATAACCCGTTTTTTGAGGAGTGGGCGGAAGCGAACGGCTTCGTAAATATTAGAGGTCACGTCGGGTTCACTCTTCGGGTAGCTTTGTCGCCATTCGCGATCACCCTTCGTGAGGAAGTGTCGTTTTGACCTCCACCGCCCTCACAAACGACATCCTCCTGAAAATCCCCCAGCGCTTCCCCGACTCCCGCGTGTGGCGGAATAACCGGCTGGTGGCCCGCGACGCCAAGCGCACCATCTCCGCGGGCGTCGACGGCCAGGCCGATATCTCCGGCATCCTCGCCCCCAAGGGGAAGCGGCTGGAAATTGAGGTGAAGTTCGGCAAGGACCGGAGTTCGGACGTTCAGAGGAATTTCGGGACGATGATCACGCGGGCGGGGGGCATCTACATCATCGTCTGCACGGATGAGCGGACGTGCATGAAGGAGTGCTTATTTGCGATCGATGGCGGGTACGGCGTGGTGTTGGGGACGGAGGAGCTGATGCTGCTTCTCGACACCTTCGTATGAGCGCCCTCCTCCACGCCAAGCAGCGGGCACGGGAACGCTACGGAGCGTCGCTCTCCGGTCGCGACTTCCGCGCCATGGCTCATCTGATCCGCGACGGCCGGAGCACGCCGGTCCGACGCTCCAGCCTCTCCCGCTCCGTCCATTGGGTGTTCTACCGGGACCGCGATTGGCTGGTCGTGTACAGCAGGCAGAGTAAGGGCATCGTGACGGTGCTCGATCCGGAACGAGGTTAAGAAAGATGGCAGAGTTTGGATTTCACCCTGAAAACTGGAAGCCGATCAAGAAGAATACGCTCCTTGGGTCCTTCTCCCTCCGAGTGCTCCCGTTCAATCTCGTGATCAAGGAGTGCCTTTTTCACGAAAAAAATGGGAAGCATTGGATTGCCTTTCCCTCCCGCCCCTGGACGAACAAGAGTGGGGAGACGCAGTACGCCGCCATCCTCGACTTTGATCCGAAGGAGACATGGGGGCAGTTCCAAGATGCAGTGATTCCGCGGGTGAGGTCACTTGCCGGGCTATGAGCGCAATCGCGGTGGCTTCCATGCTGGAGTGGGCGGAGCGCTACGCCGCTTTACGATGGCCAGTGTTCCCCTGTGACGGGAAGCGGCCTAACGGAAAACTGGTACCGCATGGTCTGAAAGACGCCTCCATCGAAGGGCGCACCCTGAAGCGCTGGTGGGCGAGCGCCCCGGAAGCGAATGTCGGCATCTGCACGGGCGTCGCCTTCTGGGTGCTCGACGTCGATCTCAAGTCCGGCGGGCCCGAGAACCTGGAAGCGCTCGAGCACAAGCACGGGAAGTTGCCGGATACGCTCCAGCAGCAGACCGGAAGCGGCGGGCGGCACTACCTGTTCGCCCTACCCAACTTCACCGTGACCAACTCCCGCGGACAGTTGCCGGCTGGCATCGACGTCCGCGGCATCGGCGGGTACATCGTAGCGCCGCCGTCGATCCACCCGCAGAGCCGCAACGCTTACGAGTGGGACGGGCTAAAGGAGTTCGAGGACCAGCCGATTCTCCCGGCGCCGGAGTGGCTTCTGGGGTTACTGCGCCCCGCCGAGAACAGCAAGCCGAAAGCGCCGCCGCTCCCCGAAAAGATCTCCGAAGGCGGGCGCAACGAAATCCTGTTCAAGGAGGCCGCCCGGGTGCGCAACCTGGGATGGACGGAGGAGGAGATCTATCGCGCGCTTCAGGTCATCAACCAGCAACGGTGCTCCCCTCCGCTGTCGAACGATGAGCTTCGCACGATCGCCCACTCCGTGCTGCGATATCAGCCCAGCGAGCAGCGGATAGTGCAGCCGACGGGTCAATTCCGCTTTGGCCCCGCGCCACCGCCCAGGGAGGATCCCGTCCTCAATTTCACCTACACCGATACCGGCAACGCCGACCGGCTGGAAGCGCTCTGTGGTGAGGATCTGAAGTTCTCCGCCGCTCATCGGTCGTGGATCATCTGGGACGGCCGGCGCTGGGAGTTCGACCGCATCGACCGGCATGAAGTCATGGCGCAAGCAGCATTTTGTGAGTTAGTCCAGCGGGCGGAGCGGGTGGGGTTGGAGGAACCGCAATACAAGTGGGCGATTAAATCTCTCAACCTCAGCCGCATTGAGTCCGCCCTGCGGGTACTCCGCCCCCGCCTCACCGTAGCCGCGCACCAGTTAGATCAAGACCCCTGGGCACTCAACTTCCTGAATGGGACGCTGGATCTCCGCAATGGTGAGCTTCGGCAGCACGTCCGTGCGGACATGCTGACCCGCATCGTCTATCACGACTACCGCCCCCAGGCGCAGTGCCCCCGGTTCCTTCAATTCCTGGAACGCATCATGGGAGGAGGACCGGACGCCTCGGAAGAAGCCAACGAGCGGGCAGCGCGGTTGATCGAATATCTCCAACGGGTGTTTGGCTACGCGCTGACCGGCAAGACTGACGAGAAGGCCGTCTTTATCCTCTGGGGGGCGGGAAACAACGGGAAGAGCACGCTCCTCTACCTATTCAACGCGCTCCTACAGGACTACGCGACCGTACTCCAGATAGACACCCTCATGACCCGGCAGGAGAACAGCAACAATCAGGCCGACTTAGCCGACTTGAAAGACGCCCGGTTCGTGATCACCAGCGAGACAGAGGAAGGCCAGCGGCTAGCGGAAGGGAAGCTCAAGCGCATCACTCAGGGTCAAGGGAAAATTAAAGCCGTCCGTAAGTACGAGAACCCCATCGAGTTCCCCGAGACTCACAAGTTATTCATGGACGCCAACCACAAGCCGAATATCCGGGGGGACGATAAGGCCATCTGGAAGCGCCTCCACCTGATTCCGTTTGAGGTCACCATCCCCGATGACGAGATCGACCGCGACTTGCCCGCGAAGCTACTCGCGGAAGCGGAAGGCGTATTGGCGTGGGCGGTGCAAGGGTGCCTCCGATGGCAGAAAGACGGGCTGATGCCGCCGGAGGAGGTCACCGGGGCGGCGGCGGAGTGGAGAGCCGAGATGGACCAGGTGGGGAGATTCTTGGAGGAGGAGTGCGAGGTGAATGAGCGCGACACCTCAAGCGCCACTTCGCTATATCAGGCTTACGTGAAGTGGAGCGAGGCCAGAGGGGAACGACCTATGACGGGAACAGCTTTCGGCAAGAGAGTCAGTTCTAAGTTTGAAAGGGTAAGGAGAACGGCTGGCATGTTCTACAACGGCGTCGGACTGAGGGCGGACCAAAGGGCGGAACAATGACGCCATCTCGCTATCAATACAACCGGAGATACAAAGGGCAGTGCGAGAACCCGGGCTGCAAAGCTCCGTTCGAGTCTCCGAACCCGAATCAGAAGGTATGTGGATTGCACGCCTGTAAGCTGTGGGCGGACCGGAAGAGAGACCAGCGGAGAAGGCGGAAGAGGAAGCCTTAGACTTCCCCCGTCCTAATCCCCAGCTTGTCGCACGCAGGCTTTTCCAACCCGCTAACCGTGCCAAGGTAACGCTCGGTCGTCTGTACGCTCGAATGCCCGAGCGCCGCCTGGATGCTTTGCATCTCCGCCCCGCCCTTCTTCGCCAGCGCGGCGAACGTCCGCCGCAAATCATGGGGCGAGATTCGCAGCCCCGCTTCCTCCGCCCACTTCACGGCGATCCGATAGACCGCCGAGGCAGTGAGCCCCCGGTCGGGGTGAACGCCATCCGGGTACACCTGGCGGATGAGTGGCCCCTGGCCGATCTTCGCCATCCCCACCCACGCCCACACCCGGTCCGCCACCCAGTCCGGGATAGCGACCGTGCGGAATCGCCGCCCCTTCCCCATCAGGTCCGCGATCACCCAGCGGTCCTCACGTTGCTGCACTTGGGTGATGACCAGCCCCGCCACTTCCTCCCGGCGGAGCCCGGCGCCGATGAGGAGTCCCAGCACGGCCCGGTCTCGCAAGCCTCCGAGCGTTGCGGTGTCCGGAGCCTGTAGGAGCGCCCGTGCTTGCGGCAGCGTGAGCCACCGGCCCGTGCGCTGACCAAGGCGCTTCTCGCCCTTGATGCTGGTGATCGCCATCGCCGCGGCGTGGTCCATGAGGCCCGCGGCCGCGGCTTGATTGGCGAGCGCCTTAATCGCCGCCATGTGGAGATTCACGCTCTGCGGCTTCATCCGGTCCACCAGGCTCGCCCGGTACGCCGCCACGGTCTCGCGGGTGAACTCGGTCCGGCCCGTCGCCTCCAGCCAAAGGAAGAACCCCCGCAGCGCGGCTCCATACGCGCGGCGGGAGTTCTCGGAGTTGACGGAGTTGAGAACGAGGTCGATGGCGCGTTGCTGCCAGGGGATAGTCGGGGTCATGGCAACAACCCCAGGTGACGGCCACCTTCCGCCGGTGTCCAACCGCGCCGGCACCCGGGACAGCCCCACGGGAAGTGGCGGAGGAAGTGGGCGATGCGGTAGCGGATGCGGCGGATCATACTCCGCACCGTGCCTTAATGTGCGCTTCCACCAATTCACGAGCCATCCCCTGGTCCGTAATTTCGTTCTCCGCAAACCACCGCCGCCACCCTTCCACGATCTCTTCGTGATGGTCTACGTCGGCGATGGAAATGAATGGCTGTAGCGCGTACTCTGCTAGCTCGCGCAACTTATCTCCCACGTCTCTTCTCCTTCTTCTCCGCCGCGCGTTCCCGCGCCTCCTGCTTCGCCCCCAAATGGAATACCGCGTCCCAGGCCACCGCGTAGCCCTTGCGGCGTCCCTTCTGGCGGACCACCACATAGCCCGCGTAGGCTTCCACCACCAGCGGGCGAAGGCTGCCCTCCGCCCGCACGCTGATACCGGTCTCCCGGCGTAATGGATGTCCGTTGAGGGGGGTCATGATTTAGTCGCTCCGATCTTTCGAATTTCTTCAATGGATTCCACCTCGGCCTTACATTCGAAGCAGGTGTCCCCCACCTCCTCTGTCAAGAGCGCCCCACAAGCACACTTTGTAGCGCTTCCACTCACCTCCTCGAAGCGGACGCGCCACTTCTTGCCGGTCTCGTCGGTGAACTCCTCGCCGTCAACAACCACCACTTCGTTGATGAACACAAAGGGATTCTTCTCCAGATCCTCGGACTCCGGGTCTTCCACCTCAATCTCGTAGTCTTCGCAGATTGCGGTGCGGATGTTGAAGTCCTCGCCCGCTACCATCCGCACGTCCAGCGAGTCGTCATCGTCGAACGCCTCGCGCCACTGTGTGATGACTAGGTTAAGCATCGCGCCACTCCATCTCAACGTAAGCAATGAAATCGACCGGGATAACGATCCATACGCGCTTTTCCTGCGATGCCCACATCCTGAATGGGGCGCCGTGCTTGTCTGGCAGTTCATTGATTGTTTCTATCCAGCCGTTCAGAGAGGGCCGACTGTCACGGAAGTGAACGGTGATATTAGCGATACGCACAAACCACCTCCTTCTCCGTCTTCTCCACCGCTTCCAGCGCCTCCACCAGCCTCGCGCGGAGCTGCAGATGCCCACAACTCGACCATGCCTTTACGCGCTCCTGCGGGTCCGGCGCCAGGTAGGGCAGCACCTCGCGGGCGATCTCGACGATGGCGTCATACGCTTCCATCCGCGCGACGATCTCGTCCTCGTTGAGGTAGCGGACGTGCTCAATTTTCTCGGTATCGACGGTGTGGAACAAGAGGCAGAAGTCCCCCTCCCCGTCCACGCCCGTGAACCACTGGATGATGTGTTCCATGCTTTCTCTCCTTTCGAAACCCCTCAGCACGGCCCGCCGCTGGGGTAGCCGTGCTCAGAGGTCTCTACCTAAGATCTCGTCGGAGACAGCGCCACTATGGGAGACTGCCCCGGCAATTCCTTGATGTACTCACTCAGTAGCCAAGCAAGCCAGTTCTTCGCAGCCTTCTCCCCCATCCGCTGGTTATGCTCCTTGGTGAATTCCCGGTACGCCTTTTCGATTTGGCATCGATAAGGCTCCGCTGCCGGATCAAGCTTGCTAACGGCTTCCATTGGCCCATCGAAGGCAATCAGGCATACGTTCGTCGGCTCATGCCGGATGGTATCCGTCCCCGGCTCATACGAGCACGCCAACACGTAACGGTCATCCCGCACGCAAGGGTGAACGCGATGGTCGTGTTCGGAATAGGCCATGTACGCTTCTATGAACGGGGAGAATTCCACCGGCTCCTTGACGAATCCCGCCAGTGCGTTCAATACCTGTTGCTTCGCGGCATCGACCGTGTGGGTTTCGAGAAAACAATGCCGGTTGCTCCAGTGGGCCTGCCCGCGCCGCCGGTGGCCTTCACACTCCGCACAATTCCGGTAGTGGATCGTCGCCAGCCAGGCGCGGCCCTGGTAGTCCTGAATCTCGACGTAGTGGCTCTCGCCGTGCGGGCACTGCGCGAAACGCGCCTGTAATGAGTGGCTCACGCCCCTCCGTTGTAGTTGAATCCTCATATCACCTTCCTCCTGTCCAAAAGATCCAGGCCAGCGCTTCCGCCAGCCCCAGCCCTACGCCGATGGCGACGCGCATGGTTCCTCCGCTTCCTCCTCGGCCTCGCACCAGCACGGCTCGGTCGGGTCGTCGCAATCCCCGCAATGATCTTGCGGATGTCCTCCCACATCGCTTTGGGAATGGTGATGGTCTCAGCCATGGGTCTCTCCTTCCTCGTTCTCCTCGCCTTCCTGGTCCTCGTCGTCGTCGTCCGCGACGATCAGGTCATCCACGTCCAGACCAGCCAAGTCCGATCTGGTGTCGATATCGACCTCGACGCCGCAATCCGACAAGTGCCGCTCCAGTTCATTGGCGGCCTCCCAGAACTTGGTTTGCAGGTCGGCCAGCGTTTTCAACATCTCCGTCGCAAGCTGTCTGTCTTCCGGGCTAAGGCTCATTGCGGTAATACCTCCAACCATCGCCCGCCCAGCGGGACGAACACCTCAACGCCCTTATCCATGCGTCCTTGGACGTAAGTACCCGTCCAGCCCATCTGTTTGCACAGCGCGTCTCCCCTGCCTGCAACCGCCGCAGTTCGATGAAACCGATCAGGTAGTATCTGTGCGTCATTGCCTTACGCCTCCACCCGGCCTTGCGCTCCCATGCAGACCATGTGACGCAGTAGCGAAACCATGATGTTGTACGGCTCGCCCACCGGGCATTGCACCCCACCGATGAATTGCGGCGGCGTGCGGAACGGCTGGATCTCGCACATGTTCCGCCAGCCGTCGTACCACTGCCGGATGATGATGTAGCCGGAGACGAAGCGGTCAATCCGCTCATCCCCATCGAACGTGGGAAGCAGCCTCGCCCCCCAGAATGAGCACACCGTGCCCAGCGCTTCGCCCTTGATTGGTTGTGACAGCATGGCCGTTACTCCTCCACCCGGTAACGAAGAATCGGCTCACCCAACTCCAGAATGGTGAACTCCTTGTCGTTGAGAAGCAGGCAGGACGCCTTGGGCCAATCTAGCCACGAATCCAGGCCACGCGCAGTCTGCACGTAAATCCCGTTCGACTGAACCTTGGTCACCGTTCGCGCTAGACCGCTTCCATTCGCTAGCGCTTCCCGATCTTCGGGATATCGAAAGTGGCTTGCGTGTTTCGCCCAGGTCAGCCGAAGCTTGGTCCCGAC